TGCCTCACAAAGGCGTCTACCTGAACTTCGGTCACGCCGACTGGCAGAACGCCCTCAAGCCCAGCGACCTGAGGTGGCTGCTCGACGCCCGCAAGGATGGCGCGATGTGGGTGGCGCACAATGCGCCGTTCGAAATCGCGGTTCTCAAATCCTGCCTGGACTACGACCTGCCGCCCCACATCCTCTGCACGATGCAGATGTGCGTGTCGGCCTTCGGTCCCGACCAGTACGACAAGGGAGTTTTTGGCCGGGCTGATCTCGGAGGCATCAAGTCCTTGCTGCCCATCCTGGAGCGCCTCTCCACCCAGTTTGATCCTGAGACCAGCAAGCTAGGTCGGGAGCTGGAGGAGTTCGTCTTCAAGATCCTCTCGAAGTCCTCGGACGCTGCCCACTCCTACAACGGTTACATCAAGGAGATGGCCTACGGCTACGGCCTCAAGGACGTGGTCAAGTCCTTTTTCGGCGTCCAGATGGCCACCTTCAAGGAGACCCTTGGGGACGAGATCCACATGGGCAAGCTCACCGGTGAGGACGTCGCTGCCTACGGCGCAGACGACGCCTACTGGGCCGTCAGTCTGTTTCGCTACCTTATCTCCTTCATGCTGCAGAACGGCGGCGTTCCGGTGTTGAAAGCTTTCAACGAGACCGAGAACCCCATGACGCATGTCTATGCGGACTTGCGCCTCGGTGGTCTGAGGGTCAACACCCCGGCCATCGTCGATCAGAAGGCCAACGAGCAGCAAAAGGCTGGCGAGACCCTGCGGACGATGCGTGCCGCCGTGCGTCAGCTCCTGCCGTTTTCGGCAGAGCCGAACCTGAAGCTGCTTGCTCACGAGAAGTGGTACGCGAACAACTTCGCCAAGTACCGGAAGGCGATTGCCGCATGGGCTGAGCAGGCTGACCATCCGGATGCGAAGGTCGAGCTGAGCCGCGTCAACGGCTCCGTCTCCAAGTCCTTCGGCTTCGAGAAGGGCTTAGGCCCGAACTTCAGCCACTACATGCCGATCCGGGTCCTGCTGTACGACCTCATCGGCGCGAAGCTGCTCGTCACCCACGGCAAGTTGCAGAGCGATGGCGAGGCTCGCGGCAAGCTGCGCGAAGGTCTGACGGGGCCTGCTGCCACGGTCGTCGACTGCCTCAATGCCATGTCGGGCATCGACCAGCGGATGAAGCTGTACCTGCAGCCTTACCTGGACCTCACGGATCCAGAGACTGGTCGGCTCTACCCGACCGTCACCTCGATGCTGGCAACTCGCCGCATGGCGGCTTCCGAGCCGAACTCAATGCAGCTCGCCAAGCGCGGCGACAGCACCTACGTGCGCGGCTTTTTCGAGGCAGATCACGATGACCACGTCATGGTCTCTCTCGACTGGTCCGCGATCGAGCTGGTCGAGATCGGCGAGTTCTCCGGCGATCCGGAGTTCATCTCGGCCTTTGGCCAGCTCCCTCACGATGACCTGCACTCGGGAGCAGCGGCTGACATCCTGTCGGTTGAGGTGCCCGGCTTGAACACCGAGATGTTCAAGTCCCTTCGCACGACGGTTGACTGGTCAGGGTTCCCTGACCTGGAGAACCTTGATCGCCTCAAACACAACCTCAAGTCGGAGCCTCTGACACCTGCTGGTGCCTACAAGTATTGGCGCACGGAGGTGGGTAAGGGTGCGAACTTCAACTACTGGTATTCAGGCTTCCTGAGCACCATCGCGGAACGGATGGGGTGGGGGCCGGACAAGGCCAGCGCAGCCACCGACCGCTACAAGGAGCGCTTCTGGGTTGCCGAGCAGTGGCGGCTCGACCTCATCGCCGAGGTTGCCCGCAACGGCTTCATCACGATGCCGGACGGCCACCGCTACACGCGGTACGAGGCGACCGAGGCGTGGCACAACGAGTTTTGCTCGAAGTTCATCCACAACCCGCCAGACCCCTTGATGAAGGAGTTCTACGCGCTGGTTCGCTGGATGGCGAACAAGATCCGGCGTCGTGGCGGCAATCAGACCGTCAACGCCTACATCCAGGGGAGCTGCGCGACGATCGCCAAGCGCTCGATCCTGCGGATCAACCAGCGCTTCAAGGACATGGGTTGGACGCCGCGTGAGGCGCGCTTCCTCATGCCCGTCCACGACGAGCTGGTCTTTTCGATCCACCGCGACCTCACAGCTCCAGCTATTCGGCTCATCTACGACGTGATGACCGATCATCCGTCGCTGTTCACCAAGTGCAAGCTGGACAGTTCTCCAAGTGTTGGACTGACCTTCGAACCTTGGAACTCAAAGAAATCTCCGCTCGGCCAGATCGAGTTGTTCGAGCTTCCAAAAGAAATCTTTGGTGAGGCCCGTGAGGGCAAGCGCGCCACTGATGACGAAATCAATCATGCAGTCGACTGGCTTTACTCTCAGAGAGTTCGGCTCGCCGCTTGACTATCAATGAGTAGAATCAATTTTTCGGAGGTGTCGAATGGAAGATTTTATTCAGAAGTCTGTCGAGGTTGGGAATTTCCTGCTCGACAAGGTAAAAAGCCCTGCGACTGGCGAATTGAATTCGAGTGAATATGCTCGAATTGTCTACGTCATCACTTCTGGCTTTGCGAAGATTGCTATCGAAAGCGATCGTTCAGAAGAGGAATGTGAATGCGGCTTGTGTGAGGAGGTTCTGGAGCTTCAGCGGGCACTCGACATCTTCATGATGGGGTGGATTGAGGCTCGCGAGTTTGGCGGCTCTGACGACTCTGGTCCCAGGGTCAGCGTGGCAGTCAACGTCTTCTGCAGGCAGATCAATTTCCTCAAGGAAATCTGTCCTGACTTCGCTCATGACATCGACGCGATGGTTGCCAATCTCGTGTTCGGCCAGACCGGGAAGGGCAAGCACTGATGACGACGATTTCCGCATACGTCATCGCCGACAGCGTGTCGACGAAGGGCATTCGTTTGACGACGATGCAGCTTCGCTACCCCCGCTGGATCCATGCCGAAGGTCGGACGCACCGGCTGGTGCGCTGGGGCGAGGAGGAGGTCCGCACTCCCTCCCTGATGGAAGACGAGATGCTGAGCCGCAACGCCAGCTCGTCTCGCGCCATTCCGGTCAAGCGCCTCATCCAGGACGTCATTGACGATCCTGCCGTGCCGATGTTCTGGGGCAAGAACCAGAAGGGCATGCAGGCGGGAGAGGAGCACAACGCTGAGGTCGTCGTCGGCTTCGGCTCGGACGACTACGTCTACGGCTCTCGCGAGGAGGCGTGGCTGAAAGCTCGTGACAGCGCCATCAAGATGGCTCAGGCCTTCGACGACGCCGGTTACCACAAGCAGATCGTGAACCGGCTGCTGGAGCCGTTTTCCCACATCAACGTCGTGGTCACGGCGACCGAGTGGGACAACTTCTTCCTGCTTCGCGATCATGGTGACGCCGAACCGCACATCGCCCTGCTGGCCCGCCGAATGCGGGAGGCGATGGACTACAGCAAGCCAAAGCTGGTTTTGGATCACGAGTGGCACATGCCCTACTGGGGCACCCGTGGGGACAACGATCGGCTCTGGGCCTACGGCATCAAGGCCAATGTCACGGGCAGCCTTCTCACCATGATGGCTCGCCAGATCTCGGCAGCCCGGTGCGCGCGGGTCTCCTACCTCACCCACGATGGCAAGCCTACCGATCCGGAAGACGATCTGCGGCTGTTTCAGCAGCTCATCGGCGACGGCCAAATCAAGCATCTGTCACCACTGGAGCACGTCGCTCAGCCGAACCGTGAGCTGTGGTCCGGAAACTTCCGAGGTTGGAAACAGCTTCGGAAGGACTTCGAGTAAGGAATTCAAGTTATGACTCGTAAGATAGCATTCTATATATTTGTCTTGGTGTATGGACTGAGTCTGGTGGCGCTGATTTTGTCTATTCCAGCCAAAGCTGACGAGCGATACGACACCGTGCCGTATGCTCGTGCCAAGGTTCCGCTCCCCCGCGAACGGCCCCACGATCTGGTGTCGAAGGTCGCAGCCAAGCACGGCGTCCCGACCCATCTTGTCCGGGGCGTCATCAAGGTTGAGAGCGGCGGAAACTGCCGGGCTCGCAACCGGTCTGGTGCAACCGGGATCATGCAAGTGCTTCCACCCACAGCCCGCTCTGTGGGCGTTCACGGCAATCTCCTGGACTGCTCGACCGGGCTTGAAGCCGGTGTGCGTTACCTGAAGCTGGCGTTGGCGCGAGGTGGCCACGGCTGTGCCGGTGTCTCTCTGTACGAACGCGGCATTGGCGCTCGTCCAGTCTGCACGGCTTACGGCCGGAAGGTCATGAGAATGGCGGGGATTTGAACATGGAGGGCATTCGGACGGTTCTGGTGGCTGCCCTCAGCGCGATGCTTCTTGGCGTCGTGTTCTCCTTGATGTGCCTGCCGGTGTTCCTGACTTTCAAAACGGTGTTTCGATGACGGAAAGCACCCGAAAGTGGGATTGCCGCTTTATCCGGTTGGCTCGTGAGGTAGCGAGCTGGTCGCGAGACCCCAGCACGAAAGTCGGGGCCGTGGCCGTGGACGCCAAACGCCGGGTTCTCAGTCTCGGCTACAACGGCTTTGCGCGGGGTGTTTGCGACGACAACCACCTCTACGAAGTTCGGGAACTCAAGTACCCCCGGATCATCCATGCCGAAGCGAACGCGATATTGAATGCCACTGCTTCGTTGGAGGGCTCGACTGTCTATGTTTGGCCTCTGTGCCCCTGTTCTGGCTGCGCCGGAATGCTCATCCAGGCGGGGGTCAAGAGGGTGGTGACAATTCCTAATGACAATCCTCGTTGGAAAGACAGCTTCGTCGTCACAGAGGAAATGTTTTCCCAATCTGGCGTCAGCTTGGATTATCTCCCTAGGGATATTGTCAGCGAAGATCAGTTGGGTCTGCCATGGTAAATCATGGCAACGAACACTGGAAAGTCCGCTGAGAAAGAGTTCGAGGCTCGAATTGCCTCGTTCGGAAAGCGGGCCTATCTTCACCGCTTCGACGATGCGAGTTCATTTTTCGCACTCGCCGGGAAGGCTGGAAATGTCGCATCCCAGCCTTCCGATTATCTGCTGATCTTGGACGGCCGGTCGGAGTTCTGCGAGGTCAAGTCGACCGCAAACCCGACGAGCTTCCCCTTCTCGATGCTGCGGCCGACGCAGCTCGGGAAGGCGAGGCAAATCACGGCAGCCGGTGGCACCTACACGATCTACGTCAAATCCATCTCCAGCGGTGGGTGGTTCGTGGTGCCTTTCAACGATCTCGCAGTCATGCAGAAGGCCGGGAAGTCCTCTGCCAAATGGGCGGAGCTTCAGCCGTGGAACCTGTGACTTACGACAGCGTGATGGTCGACCTTGAGACGACCGGTCTCGACCCTTCACACTCGGCCATCATTCAGATCGCGGCTGTCAGGTTCGACCTGGAGACGAAACAGATCGACACCTCTGAGATGTTCGATCGCTGTCTCGCCTCAGAACTCCCCACCCGGTACTGGGACGTCAGCACCCGCCAGTGGTGGGCTCAGCAAAAGGCCGAGACCTTCGAGAACATCCTCATACGAGCTGAGGATCCGAAGCTGGTGATCGACGACTTCACATTGTGGTTGCAGCGCACGCCGTGCCGCAAGCCGCTGCAGTTCTGGTCCAAGCCGATCAGTTTCGACTGGCCATTCCTGCAGTCCTACTGGCGGCAGTTCGGGCACATTCCGCCGCTGCACTATCGGCACGCCAAAGACCTCAACACCTACATCTACGCCCGTGGCCACACCATCGACGAGTTCTGGAAGTCGATCCCGTCCTCTGGCGACAAGCACAACGCCCTGAACGACGTCATCTATCAGATCGCGGGAGCGTTCAAAGCATGATCATCGACATCGATGACCTCAAGGTGAAGTTTCTCGGCGACACTCACCTTGGTCGCAAGTTCCGCCATCACGTTCCTCTTCACCGGATCGGGCATCGTGAGGCCATGGTGTGGGACCAGTTCGTGCGCGAGCTGTCTCCGGAAGGAGCCAAGGTCCACGTCCATCTTGGCGATTTGTTCGACGCTCCAGTCGTAGACCTTGGCACCATCCTCGAAACGGCCATGGCCTATCGGGATGCCGCCAGCAAGTACAAGGACTGCCGGTTCTATGTCTTGCGCGGCAACCACGACGCCAGCCGTGACCTGGAAGCCACTTCGGCCTTCGAGGTTTTCTCCCGGCTGGTGGAGAACCACGTCACCTGCGTGACCGGGTGGGAGGGCATCGGACATCTTCTCATGTGCGGCTGGGATCCGGTCAAGAGCGCCGAGGAGATCATTGCCGGAGTTCCGCAGGGGACCGCTCTGGTCGCAGCCGGTCACTGGGATGTCGACGCTCGATCGGCCCCATTCAACATGATCCCCACAGCCTCGTTGGCCAAGATCGGAATCACGTCGGCCTACACCGGCCACGTCCACCTTCCCGACAGTTTCGCTCGCGACGACGTCCAGGTCGAGGTTGTCGGCTCGATGCAGCCTTTCAGCTTCGCAGAGGACGCCACCGGGGACTGGTACGTCACGACGGACCTGGAGACGCTGGCCAACGAGCTGGAATTGCACGGCTCGGACTTCGCACGAGACAAGTGCATCCGCGTCTACCTGAAGCCGGGAGAGGTCTTCGACCTCGACATCGACTGCCTCCAGCTCAAGGTCGAGCGCGCGGCCGAAGAGACTGACCTTGCCGACATCGACGTCAGCCTTGGCGACTTCAGCCTCCAGAAAATCTTCGAGGAGTCGATGGCTGGGAAGTCAATTCCGGCCCCCATCATGGAGGCTGTGAAGAGCAAATGGTCAGCCACTTTCACCTGAACAGCATGACCTTCCTGATCGGTCAAACTTGGTTGACCGACGTCGAAAGGTCACTTGTCACTCATCTATATGAAGCCGCAAAAGCAGGTCTGTATTGGGATAGTTTGTCTCGACTGAGAGGCAAAGACCCAAACTATGACTTTGTGATTTGCAACATCGTTTCCAAGATCAAGCAATACAATCTCACTGCAGTATTCGAGGCGCTCCGTGATCAAGCAACTGACATACACAGTGACGTTCCCGACCGGAAGAACGCTGACATTCAATCAGAACCTGCCCAAGGGTAGTGTTGCCATCACCGGCCGCAATGAGGCCGGGAAGTCGATGGTCATCGAGATGGTCAGGTATGGCCTGTTCGGTGCTGGTGCGCTTCGTGGCCCGATGACGGACTACAAGAGCCTCAAGATGAGCATGACTTTTGTCGTGCGAGGCGTCGAGTTTTCCGTCGAGCGGACCTCATCCAATGCCAAGCTGAGCGATGCCGGTGGCGTGGTCGCCACGGGAACCAGCCCGGTCAACAAGAAGATCCTGGAGATTTTCGGCTACGACCTCACCGTCTTCGACACGGCCAACGTGGCAGGGCAGGGGGACGTCGAAGCGCTGGGCAAGATGAAGCCCTCCGAGCGCAAGCTCATGGTCGATCGGCTCATCGGTGCCGACCGGATCGACGAGCTGAATGCGTGGGCCAACGGTGAAGCGCTTCTCCTCAAGAAGGAGTGCGAGGTCCTGGAGCGCGGGCTGGTGAAGCCGGAGGCTCCTCAGGTTCCTGAGGGCTACTGCGCCACAGCCGATGATCTGGCAGTCGAGGTCGAGCGCCTCATGGCGCTCAAGAGTGAGCAGGATCAGCTTCAGGGTTGGCTCACCCGCGAGATCTACCGACCAGAGGCTCCCACGCCCGTTTCTGGCGATGCCGATGCCATCTCGGAAGCCATTCAGCTCCTCTCTCTTCCGGTCATCGACTACGACCCGGAGGAGGTCTCCAGGCAGTGGGTCGAACATGACCGCTGGCTTGAGCGCCAGCGCTTCATGCTGGCCCATCCTCGCCCGTCAATGAGCCTCGACCATTGTCAGCTCCTCACCGAAGAGGCGGGTCGGCAGGAGAGGGTCGTGTTCCTGCAGAAGCAGATCGCCACCCTGCAGAAAGCCCCCAAGCTGACCTGTCCGTGCGGCAAGGAGTTCACGCTCCAGGATGGCGAGATCGAGAAGGTCAAGGCCGAGCTGGAGAAGCTCGGTCCACTCGGCCACGAGATCGACATGCGGTTCGTCAGATCGCAGCTCGACATGCTTCGGGATTGGGACACACCCTCCATCATCTCGGGCTGGAACGCGGTTGCGGACGCCGTACAGACCGGCAAGCCTGCTCACCCTCGCACTGCCCCAGCCCGAGCCCTGTCGCACGCCCAGAGGGCTGCTGTGGTCTCTGTGCATGGAGACGACGTGGCTGTCCTGAAACGGACGTTGGAGTGCCTCCGGGCCTACGACAGGGCCACGGCTGTCTACCAGCAGCGGCTTACCGAGTACGAGGCCTACGTCGCAGAACGCGACATCAAGACCGCCCGGTTCGTGGCGCTCAAGCTGGAGACCGATCGCCTCGCGCTGATCGTCCCCCGCCTGCAGCAGGCTCGTGAGTACGAGAGGGCAGTAGCTGCCTACGCGGTGGCCAAGCAGATCTACGAGGACAGGATCGCCCAGATCACCGAGCTGCAGGAGCAGCGCGACGGCTGGGCTGCCGTGAAGGAGGGCTTCGGTGAGATTCGCACGAAGATCAAGACGCATCTCGTCCCGAGCCTGAACCGGGTTGCGAGCCATCTTCTGGCCCAGATGACTGGCGGTCAGCGTTCCCAGGTCGTCGTGGACGAGAACTTCGACGTGTCGGTGGACGGCCAGAAGCTCGCCACCTTGTCGGGGTCGGGGAAGGCCTGTGCCAACCTCGCTCTCAGGATCGGTCTGGGTCAGGTCCTGACGAACAACGTCTTTTCGGTGTTCGTCGGGGACGAGATCGACGCTTCGATGGATGAAGATCGATCTGAGTTCACGCAGAACTCCCTCAAGAGTTTGTCAGACAAAATCTCTCAGGTGATCATAATCACCCATAAGCCTCCAACGGCGGATCATGTAATTGAATTGTGAGATACGAATGGACGAGTCTGAAATCCGCCGCCAGTTACGCCTACGACACAACAACATTTCGAAAGTGTCTCGCGATCTGGGAATTAACTACAAGCTCCTGAAGGATGAGTACGGACCGCAACCAACCGGTCCGGTGCTGGCACCGTCAGGTCCACGTCCCAAGGACATCTCTTCTCTCGGAAAGCCGGGCATGGAGCAGTGGGTGGTCGCCGTTCGGTCGAACATCGAACCCAACTGGCCTGTCGAGTTCTTCAACGAGATCAGCCGGGCGAGGGTCAAGTACGACGCTGGCACCCATGAGATGTGCCAGCAGAAGCGCCCTGACGGGTGGGTCGTTCTCTACCTCATTCCCCGCAAGGTTCCCGACACGAAGCGCGGGCCGTACTTTCGCTGGCTGTGGGAAGTCCGATGATCAAGTCATGGTTGGGAACCAACCAGTTGGTCGACCCCATCCGGCTCGACTACAATGAATTCAGGCCTTGGGTCTTTGCGCTGTCTCTGTCGCGCATCAACCGCTACTGCGGGAATGGCAAGTTCCCCTACAGCGTGGCTCAGCACTCAGTCCTGCTTTCCGACATCGTGCCGGAGGAGCTGGCCAAAGCTGCCCTGATCCATGACTGTCCCGAGGTTTTCATCGGCGACATCAACGCCCTTCTCAAGTCGATGTGTCCTCAGATCATCGAGTACGAGGAGAAGGTCCTGCGCCGGATTGGACGGCTGCTCAAGATCGAGTACGCGGATTTCTTGAGGGTCACACCTTGGGACAAGCAGATCCGCAAGGACGAGATGTCGGCGCTGTTCGACACGACCTACCCCGAAGAGCAGCTCCTTGGAGTCGAGGTCTACCCCTGGACTCACCAGGAGGCGGCATCCCGATGGCTCGACAGGTTCCACTTTCTATTCACGAGCGTTCCATGACCAACAAGGCTCTTCGATACAACTCGAACAAACCCCTTCTGTCTTTGGTTCCGTCATCTCTCAACCGGTATGTCGGAATGGGGATGACCTACGGGGCTTTGAAGTACGACCGCCACAACTGGCGCAAGGGCTTCAATTGGTCTTCCTTGCTCGACAGTCTTCAGCGGCATATCGATGCTGTGAAGGATGGAGAAGACATCGACGAGGAGAGTGGACTGCCGCACCTCTGTCTGATCGGTTGCAACGTGGCCTTCCTCATCGAGCATTTCGACAAGGACCTGGGGACCGACGACCGGTTCAAGGTCCCCCCCGGCAAGGTCCTGAAATTCAATCCTCCGCCAAAGCCGTCAGAATGAGATCGAGGCCCCAATCGGGGCCTCTTTCTCATTCGGGCAGACCGGGAGCGTTAAAGACTCGGAGGATCAAAAAGGTGAAACAAGAACATATCGGGCCAGATCGTGGACGCCGAGGTCAGGATTGCGGGAAGCAGTGACGCCATCAGCAGGAATGCGAAAAGCAGCATCTTCTTCTCCTAGCGCAGTGTCGTGGGGAGGGGGATGGGGATGTCGACCTGGGTTCTCCGGCTCGGAATGGCGTCTATCCGCACTTCAATCCGCCGAAGGATGTCGAGCATCGCGGCAGTCCGCTCTTCAACGCGGGCCAGTCGCGATGCTGCGTCTTTGAACTCTTTCTCTTGATTGTCGATCCTGCTGTGCTCCATGGTGACTTTCTCTTCAAGAAAGCCAACCCGGCTGTCGAGCTTGCTGCCCCACCACACGATCGCGCAGGTCTGCAGCAGGATGGACACGATCAGGGAGATGGTCACCTTTTTCTCAAGGTGCCAGTCGTTCTTTCCCGCATCATCCGCGTCATCGTCGCTCACTTCTGACATTCCTCTTTGAAGATGCGGTTGTTGGGAACGATCTGGTTCTGGGTTTCCCTCGTGTCCTTCACAGACCAGCGGACGGGCCTGTAGCCATCGCAAAACAGCAGCGGGCTAATCGCGGCGGTAGCCGTCGTCTGGAAGTGGCTGGTCTGCTGGCACGCGACGAGCATCATCAACAGCACGGTTGCGGATGCCATCCGCTCGGCGGAGCGCGGAAATCTGACGAGATAGTTCATCAGCAATCTCCAGCTTCCGACCCTCGCTCAGGAGCTTCTTCTCCTGGGCGAAGGCCATCAAACTCCCGGCGAACTTCAGGATGGCGAGAATGATTCCCGCCAAAGTGGCCGCGCTCACTGAGTGGGCAACTTCTTCCAACCATCCAGGAAACCGGCGGTGAGCGCCATACAGCCGCTCACAAGACCCGTGACTGCCTGTGCGGTGTTCGGATCCTGGAAGAATGAGCCGAGGGCAGGCTTGCCCATGGCGACGGAGAACGCGCCGATCATCGACAGAAAGCCGGTGATGATGCCGGGACTGGTGAAAAGGCTCTTCATTTTGGTGACTCCTTCGGAGGGGTGGAAAGGTCTTTGGCAATGTCGGAAAACAGGATCCTGTACTGCTCACGAGTGGGCGGGCTGGGAACACACCCAGCCAGGAAGATTGACACCGCGATCAGCACCCATTTCATCAGAGCCGAGCCCCAGCCTTGATCTTGACGGGGGCGGCAGGCGGGATAGGACCTCCGCCGGGCCAGAAGTAGCCGAGCACCTTGTCCTTCGGGTAGGCGTGGACGCCGACGCTGTCATTGGCGTTGCCATCGACCAGATAGACGAGCGTGTCGGTCTCACCCCGATAGATGCCGACGTGGCCAAGGCTCTTGTTGCGGCCACGGGAGAGGACGACGAAGCAGCCGAGGGCGGGACCCTTCATGCGCTGCATCGGCCGATCCATGAAGGATCGGGCGAGGCCGTTGCGCGTTCCACGCTTGCCATTCATCTCAAGGCTGGCGTTCGCGAAAATGGCGCACCACGGCACGTCGCCGTCATCCCCGGTAAGAGGAATCTTGGCCATCTTTCGATAGGCCAGAATGCGCGGGGTGCTCTTGTCGCGGCCGGGGGTTTCCTTGACGCCGATCTCGGCCATAGCCCAGCGCATCCATGGCGGCATGCTATCGAACATTGGAGGACTCCTTGAGGGCAGGGGCGGGCTTGGCGTCCCCATAGACTGCCGTGTATTCCCGCCTGATGGTGGCGATCAGCCACTGGCTGACCGAGATGTTCTGGAGACGAGCCAAGGCCTCGACCCTGCGTCGATCGTCCTGGGTCCCGTAACCCATGATGGCGACCGAGCGGCTCATTCCGGCAGAAACGCGCTATTGAGGAAGCTGTAGAAGTGGTCCATCGGCAGGGTGCTTTCTGCCGACGCCTGAAGCTGATCTTCGGTGACACCTTCCGGGGGTGCGAAAGATCCGGTGATCGAGATCGGATCCCGGCCGGGCATCGTGGCCGTCAGACGAAACTTGAAGACCTTTCCGGGCTCCCCCTCGGGGTGCTGCTCAAAGGTCCAAGCGTACTTTGCCTTCGGGTTCGGCTGACTGGACGGCGAGGGAAGGGGCAAGCTGTCGTTCGGCATTGACCTTCACTTTCGTGTGCAGCTCAGCGAGCTGGATCTGGTGTTTTTCAAGGGCTGCGAGAACCATGTTGGCCTCGGCCACGGAGAGCGTGAGCGTAATATCGTCCATGCCCCCAATATGGGGGTGCGCCGTGCTAGCAAACGAGATGACTAATTACTTGAGAACTTTGAATCAGGATCCAAAAGCAGAAAGAACTTGATCCCAATTCACAGAGGCAGCCGCATCTGCCCCTGCAAAATTGGTGGCAGAGTCGACAGCAGCTTTGGCACTGAATCGAGTGGCTTCGATAACGGCAGAAACCTCACGCCACATCTCGGCCTTTTGGATGATGATTTGTGCCATCACCTGCGGAGTCACTCCGGCTGCCGCAGCTTCAAGATGAATGTGACTAAACGCTTCTGAAGTTTCATCCACCAGATAGGCGTAAGCTTGCCGAAGCTTTTCCTGGTAGACCATGGCCTGACCAGATCCTGGAGTGATGAAACGAAGCCGTGTCGTTTCAGCGCCAGCGTCGACCTTCTTCTTCAGTTCTGTCTTGTATCGATCTAACGATCGTCCTGCGCTGATGATCATGGCGAAGTGTCCGTTGCTGTGATGGTCAGAAGGGTTTTGCGCCAGCGGGGATGGGGCGGCACAAACTCGAAGCGGTAGGTGCCGGGTTCGTTGGGTGTGAATTCACATTCCCCTTCGGAAGCGCCGACGTTGTTGCCGTTCAAGAAAACGGCAGTTCCGGACGGGAGGTCGGTGATTGTCACAACCTCACCGGCTGGCACGCTGGGGTTGTCAACGTTGAATTGAACAAATTCACGTTCCATGATTGTCTTGTCATCCAGATTTACGTAGTTCAGTTCTGGATCTCCAACCCCAACAGCGTAGTTCTGATCGAGTAGACTTTCGACAACCGTCTTCTGCATCTGGCCGCGTACCAGAATACGCCCGTCTGCAAGGTCGTACTGTACGAACGGAAGTAATGCACTTGGATCGTTGATTGACGACATTGGTTCTGAGATCGAGGGTAAGATCACCGCAGGTGGCAGTTGGGCATCGGATGGCGGGATCAAGACGTCAGACATTGGTGTCTCCTACTTTGCCAGTTCGACAGCGGTAAGGACTGTCACACCCTGGCCTCGTGCTTTGAACGTGAGGGTTCCAGACGTGGATGCTACATATATGTACTGTGTAGATACTGGAGCGTGATAGTAATAATAAATATCAACACCAGTATCTCCACCAGTGTTTCCTACAGAATTGAGAAGTGCATACTGGGAAACCCTTGAATACAGAGTTGTAAGAGAGCTGTCTAATATGTCTAAGAATTTTGTTGTAACAGATCCTGCACCATTAGTTGAGCCAGCAAAAATGCCTCCAGCAGTTGCAATTAGAAGTATTTTTGCATTTGCACGAACGGTAATCGTGACCGTAGCAACTGCGTCTAAAGATGAAGCAGTTCCAGCAGCCACGACCGTGGTCACCGAACCGTTGGCAAGTTTGATATTGTCGACTTCCAGATTGCCGATTTTGGCATTGCTGATTGCCGCATCTTCGATGAATGCCGTGCCGACCATCTGACCGAAGGAAATGTCAGACGCCAGCATGATGCCGGACATATTGGTATCATTGAAGATGTAGATCAGACCGTAGGCAGTATTGGCTGGAGGGACAATGTTTCCAAATGAGAAATAGCCGCTGAAACCAGGTGATACACTATTGAAATTTCCACCTAGATAGCCGCCAGCCGAATTGTAGAAATTAATTCCAAGGTAGAAGCCACAGCTTCCGCCGTTGTACATTTTAGCGCGGATGCGATACTTTTGATCCGGCGAAACGCGAATGTAGTTGCGGGAATAAAGGTGCTTGCGAGCACCTCCTGGGCCACCGCCAGCACCGGACCACCACACCGCGTATCGGCGAGTGCCGATGCTGCCCCACTGGGAGTTGTTTTCAAAATAGAGGCCGCTGTCGATCACCCACTCGTCGCTATCGAAGAAGGGGTCGAGCACCTTGTTTTCGCCGGTCACCAGAAGGTTGGACGCTTTGATGGTCAGCGGCGCGAGCTGCGTGCCGGTAATCGTCTCAGCAGCGATCTGTCCTGCCGTGATGCTGTTGGCAGCGATGCGGTCGGCGGTGATGGTCCCGGCAGTGATGCGGGTTCCGTCGATGATCACTCCGCCGTAGTTCACCGCCAGTCCGGCATAGGCGGTGTAGCTTGCCAATATCACGTTATTTGCAGATTGAGCTGTTGCCCAATCAGTTGTAGCAGCTAAAGAAGAGCCTCCCTTTGTCCAGTATATGTATGTCCATGAGTTGAAGTTGGCATAGTCAGCATAACCAGCGCTAATCAACGTTGCGGTTTGAGTTCCATCATCAGCTTCATACAACACATAGCCAGAGGTCCACTTTACACGGCCACTACCGTTGGTAGACTTTTCAGTTTCAAATTCCACAGCAACAGTGCTGATTGCGCGGCTGCCAATCCGCAGCTTGTTGGCCGTGATGGTGTTGGCGTAGATCGCACCACCTTCAATCTTGGTAGCGTCGGAGCCATTGCGCCAGCTTGCCAGCGTCGTTCCGCCCGAGATGAGGATCCTGCCTGGGTCGATGGTGGTGCCAACGGCGTTGATGCGCGCCGCCGGGTCGCTCGACCTGGACTGCACGGTGTCAATTGACACGCCCGTAGAGCCAACCGTGATCGTGCCGGGCAGCGACGTGCCGGTATTGAAACGGTCACCCGTGATCGTTCCGGCGATGATCTTGTCGGCATTGAGTGTGCCGGTGACAATCCTGGTGCCATCGATGATGGTGCCACCAGCCGGTGACCAAGGCGTCAGCTCGGTCTGGTTTGGAGTTGCATCGCCAAAATGAACAGCAGTGAAAAAGATGTATGGGTCGGATTGTGTACCAGAAAATGAAGCACGAATAATCGGCATCACATAGGCGGCATTGGATGGGGCAGTGGCAAACACGCTGGCCCTAGTCCAGCTTGCAAGCCGTCCTGATACGCCGTTGGAAGGAACGGCATTGCCACCAACGTAAAGAAGCTGAGTTGATCCATCGTCTCCGAAGAAGAGCAGTCCCGCATAAGCATCGCAACGGTGAACTGAAACGTAATAAGAAAACTCGTAACGCTGTCCAGCAACAACTGGAAAAAGCTGATAGCTATTACCTACTGTTTTTGGCTTATGGTAGATGTCTTGAATTCCGTTGGGGGTTCCTGGCACATACAGAGCAATAGCCTTCATTCCCAAAGGCTGCCACGGATCCGAGCTTACAGTGTACTGTGGGGTCGGACTTCCAGCCCATGAACGCCAGCCCAGCTCGTAATGGATAAGTCCAGCAGCCGTGTCAGAGTTGAGAGCCATATTCTGGCTGATACCGACGCCAATCTTTGATGCCAGGACTGAGCCTGCTGCAAGTTCTGAGGCCGTGATTGCGCCTGCTGCAATCTGACCAGCGGTGATGGTGTCGGCGGCGATCTGGGTCGCGGTGATGGTGTTCGCGGCAATCTGACTGGCGGTGATGGTGTTTGCGGCGATCTGGGTCGCGGTGATGGTGTTCGCGGCGATCTGGCCAGCGGTGATCGTGTTCGCGACAAGACGGTCGCCCGTGATGGTGGCGGCGGCGATCTGTGTCGCGGTGATCGTGTTGGCAATAATCCTGTCGGCGTTGATCGTGTTGGCCGCAATGCGGTCGCCCGTGATCGTGTTAGCGGCGATTTTGTCGGCCGTGACGGCGTTGGCTGACAGCTTGCTGGTGATAATAGATCCATCTACCACCAAGCCCGCAGACACGGCGCGGGTCACTTCCCACTTAAATTGGAAGCTTCCAGCCGAAAGGTTATGCCTTGTCCGGAATTGAAGGTAAGTCGCTTGGGCGGCAGATGCCTGATAGATACTCTCAAATTCGACCCACTGTCCCTTCGTGATTGTCGTTGTCGACAAATTAATCAGGGGATAGCCGCTTGAGTCCACGCTTGCCAAAAAAGAATAAGGATAGGGAATAGCCCAGGCAGTCCACGGAATATGAACTGCAAGTCCAATCCACCCGGCTGCGTCTGTGCTAATCCAGATGCGAAGTTTAAGTCGGTAGTAAGCTCCCTGTTCAATCTGAAAAGTGTTACTGATGTAGTCGCTGTCACCTAAACGAGTGACACCCAAAAATCGCTGAGGTTGCGGAGATGTACTGCCGGAATAAGCGTTATAGCCGGAAATTCCAGAAAGAGACCACCAAGCCAGATCGTAGAAACCAGGATCAGGCCCGAGAATGGTGTTGTCGACCAACACCAGTTTGGTGGCAGTGATCGAGTTTGCGGCAATCTTGTCGGCCGTGACGGCGTTGGCAGCAAGCTGACCAGCGGTGATCGTGTTTGCCGCGATCTTGTCGGCACTCACCGAGTTTGCGGCGATCTTGTCAGCCGTGACGGCGTTGGTGGCGATCTGACCAGCAGTGATGGTGTTCGCGACAAGACGGTCGCCCGTGATAGAGGCAGCCTGAATTTTGGACGCTGTGATTGCGCCATCAACTATCAGTTCACTGGCATTGCGCCTTTGACAGCGAACATAGCCAACGTCCCAACGTCCAGTTGTTATAGTACCTATGGGATTAAAATCTACCCAAGCGTATATTGCCCCGGCTGGAGTTGTAATAGTGGCAGACCGTAAAATATAAGACGTATCTGTTGTGTAAAAGGCCACCCCAGAAGCAGCAACAAATGAGGATTTGTCGGCAGCTAAAAATCGAATACGAAGATTAATACCGACATCCGCACCGACACATTTTGCCCTAGCTTCAACATAAAATTCCTGGCCGGAAACAACAGGGAAAATAAGTTCATTTCTTACCGCAATGCCTGTTGCTCCAATACCAATTTTGAGTAACCAATTACCAGTAAAAGCATTGGCGGAGTCATTTACAATAGTGACGCCAGTACCGCGAACCCAACCAACGTCACCATCTCCAAAATGCGGATTTTCAACAAGATTTTCAAAATCGGCAATAATAAGTTTTTTGGTGTTGATTGTATTATCTGCAATTTTGGCATTTGTGATTGCAGCATCGATGATCTTGGCCGTACTGACGGTGCTATCTGCCAGTTTGGCGTTTGTAACTGCCGAGTCGACAAGCTTAACCGACGTAATGGCTCCAGCCGCAATCTGGGCCGGAGTGATGGCGCTGTCCTGGATCTTTGCCGTGGAGATTGCTGCTGAAGCAATCTGGGCAGCCGTGATGGCGCTGTCCTGGATCTTGGCCGTTGAAATGGCAGAATTGCCAATGGCATTTGCACCAAAGGTGGGTCGAACAACCACCTGATCCACAAGCATGTAAGTGCTGCTGGACTGGACGTAGTGGTAGATCTCAACCGAAGCATATCGAGCGTTGGCCGGTACTGTTACCTGCCCACCATATACGGTCCAAGTGGTTGTAAAGGCACCGCTTGAAACTGCGTCGCTGTAACCGACATTAGACTTGGCACTGTCAAGCCAAGTAAGGCGCAGATAAGCACCGCCGGAGGAATTGGACGTTCCTTTGATGCGGAACTCTGCTTGAAGAACATCTCCAGCAGTTACTGAAAATGCGTTCGCATAGACATATGCCGCAAGCTGTCCACCGCCAATGTCGTAAGTTCTTTGCAGAACCATACGGTAGAGGCCCGAGGCATTGTCTGTCGCTGCCTCGACATAGTTGGTGCCAAAGGCAGTGGTCCAGGGGTACATAACCCCATCTTCAAATGTCGGATTTGGCAGCAGGCTATGAATGGTCGATGCGGCAATCTTTGATGCCGTGACCGCACCAGCCAGCATTTCCGCAGAGGTGATCGCTCCAGTGACAAGTTTGGTGCCGCTGATGGTTCGATCATTGATTTGAGTGTTGGCGACAAAGCCTGTCAGGTCCGTCGTCGGGACGGTCGAGACCCACGTGGTGCCGTTGTAGCGATAGATCTTCTTGTCAGTGGTCAGATAGGCGATGCGACCATCGAAGTTCCCTGTTGTGGGGAGTGCGCTGACGGACTCTACCGGACGGAGCGAGGTGTTGAATTCCACTCCGGACAAGGTGCCCGGCGTTGCCGATAGACCACCAGTTGCCGAGGTTGGGGTATAGGCAGCCGCAACCGTTCCCGACGTGTTGACCGGCCGTAGCCAGTAGAAATAGCTCTGGTTCGTCGTCAGGCCAGAGTGGGTGAACGACGTGCCATTGACCTTTGCGACAATGGCCGCAGATGCCCGGTTGTTCGTCGTGGCCATCCAGACTTCCACATATGCCAGATCCGAATTGGTCGGATTGGTCCAGGTGAGGAAGTTGGTCTGCAGCGACGACGTCGCACTGAAAGCGGTGGCCGACCCCGGTGGGGTGGTGTTCAAGCCCGCCGTGGCCGACACAGTGGTTGTGAACGACGATTTGTTATTGACCTTGTCAAATGCCGCGATCTTTGCGGTGTAGGAAACTGCAGGCGTCAGGTTGTGGAATTCATACCTCGTCAAAGAGGTATCGAACTCGATGAAATTACCACTTGCCCCTTCCTTGATCTGGATCAGGTAGCCAGCAAGATCGGGCTCATTGTTTGCCGTCCAGGTGAGAGTGATGACGCTGTCGAGCGTGCCATCAGCCTTCACAACCGTGGAGGGCGTCAGCGTCAGGCCAGTGGGTGTGGCTGGAGGCGTGAGATCGACCTCATCGGACACTCCGATTGTCACTTGAGAGGTGATGTTCATGCCTGTCCGGCCGAATGCGTCATAGCATCCGACACGGATGTAGTAGGTTCCAGCAGCCTTATCCAAAAAGACCGAGGTGTTTGGGCCTTCGTAATCAGGGGTAGTGGTGAGAGGATTGAAACCGTTTGTGGTAGAGCACCAAATCACCGATCCCAAGACATCGGCATCAGCCGGTGCGCTGAACGAAATCGTGATGCCATTGGTGTTGGAGACAATGGACGGCGATACGAGGCCGGGAGAAGGGTTCGACGCGGTCAGCCGAACTGGCATGGAATACATGCCTGTCGAGTCGAGCGCTCGAACCTCAAAGATCATCGACCTTGAAGCCGTTCCTCCAAAGTCAGTCTGGTTGTCCAGATAGGGGTAGGTGTAGGTGTTGCCGCGCGTGTTGAACTCGCGCAACGTCACCGACGTCGACGGGTGCAAGACCCTGACGTTGAAATTCAGAAAGAACGGATCTCCGCTGTTGCCCCACGAGATTGAGGGCTCGCGCCCTCTGAATTCGGTGGCGCTGCTGCCGTTCGTGAGCTGGATGAAAGAGGGAGGAGCGACAGCTCGGCTCGTCCCGGAAATCCCCAGCACGCGGTGCTCAAAATAAACAGGAGGGGACTCCACACCGTCGATCGAAACAGCCGTCAAGGCAAAGCTGTAGAAGCCTTCCTTTGCGTCCTCGATGACGTAGGCTGGCGTCCGGCTTGTTCCGAAAAGTTCGGTCTGTCCGGTGTTGAACGACCAATAGAGGTTGTAGCTGCGAACGAACCTGTTCGGGCTGGTATCCCAAGAGATGTGAATTTCCTGGCGGGTCGCAGAGACCGATCGACCCACTGCAATCGGGTTTGCGGGCGGGTCGACAAAGCGCGTCGGGCGTCCACCATCTCCGACACTGATGACTGTGATGGTGCCATCGACGTAGGCCCACTTGGTCCTGTTGACCTCCATGGCCGAAACGGTGACCACGTCGGCATCACCGTCCGACTCTTCAATGGAGGTCACACGGAACGCTTTCGGCGTCCCTGTCGTCGTTGTGGAGCACTCAATCGAGAACGCAGCGCTGGTCGGTAGCGTGACGGTCAGAGGGGTCGCCAGTGTGAGACTGGTTGTCGACCCCGAGCTGGTGACCAGATTGTGTTTGACGAGCTGGTTGTTGCCGTTTCCGTCCGGCACCTGGAATGAAATCTTGTAAGTAAACCCCGCCTCGAAATAGACGGAGTCTCGCAGCGTCAGGCTCGTCGTCGAGTTGACCGTCTTCACTCGGCCATGAATGCCGAACCCGCTGGCGTCGTCCGCAATCAGGATGACGTCGAAAGGCCTCAGGTAAAGGCCCAGGCGGTTGGTCTTGAAGGTGACCACCGCGCGTTCCGTCTGGGCCATGATGAGGCGTAGGCGACCACGCTTGATGGCCTCAGTCTCGCTGATGCATCCGACAGCGATGAACTCTTCGGGGTTGCGACCATAGGTGTTGATGACCGTTTGGTCGTAGATGCGACGGCGATCTTCGCGCCAGTTCAGATCAGGATTGATGAACGAGACAGTGATGTCGTTCTTGCGGCTGGTGATGTCCGTGAAGCCGTAGGTGAAGACACCGTCGACGACGTTCTCCGGCGTGAAGAGCGCCACGGCAGCCTGATCGTCAGCGTCGAACAGGATCGTCGCGTAGCCATTGCCAAGGTCGATGAAGCGACCGCCCGCGATGCCGCAGACATAGTCGATCGCTTCGACGAGATTGCGGGGCTCCTGGATCAGCTCATTGTAGGTGAAGCCGTGAAGGTCGCAGTGCTTGCCGAACTCATAGATCGACATCCGGTCAAGGTTGACCGTGTAATACGCCGCCATGCCGTAGCGGGTGTTCGTGACGAGGTCGTAGACAATCCAGGCCGGGTTGTCGGTCCAGGCGATGTTGAACGTCACGCCGTCCCATAGGCCGGTATAGACCTTGGTGACAGGATTGTAGTTGGAAGGGACCCGCACCATGCGGCCCTTGTAGATACCCGTGAAGGTCGGAATGGAGCTGAACTGCTCAGAAGCCCTAACGGTCAGATGAGCAATGGCAATATCGTTAAACTGCAGGGGATCAGTGGTGACTTCCTGAAAGCTCTCAAACATGATGTCCGAAAACTCGCTTCCCGTGTTGGGAGCGCTGAGCTTCGTGACTCGTACATCAAAGGTATCGTTGATCCGAGGAACTGGGATCCGATACTCTTTTACATAGTTTGAGGTTGTCTTTCCGTAGACCGAGAACGTGCCTGGGCTTGCGGATGGGATCTCTGCCCAATCCATGTAGTCGACCCAGGTCGAGCCGTTCCACGAATAGACAGTGGGGGACGTCTGATCCAAGACATTCGACGGAGTGACCCACAGATCCTGGGGGTTTCCGAAGACCGGAGGAGCGCCATTCCAGCCGATGATGGCTTTGACGGTTGAACCCGTGGCGGCGAAGTTATAGCCCCCACTGCCATTGGGAACGTAATTGCCGTCGTTCCATGTGTAATAGCTGTAATCTGGAAGGGCCACGTAGGTGTACACGAGGCCCGGAGGGGCGACCCATGCCGTCCCGTTCCAGATCTTGGGTGTGTAGTTGGATGCGCTGTTGAACCAAATCAACGAGAAGTCGGTCGGCGCTGATGGGGCAGCCGAGTCGATCTTCGTCAGCCGATAATAGGCGTTGTAGTCTTCTCCGGGGTTCTGGTTCTGGCCTGTGTATTGAACGTAGTTGGTCGTCGTGGTGACCGCCGGGGGAGGGGTCGAAAAGTCAATTCCCGCCGCCCACGTCCCAGAGGAGTGCGGTTTGACTTCAACCTTGAAGTCAGCCCACCACGGCCACTCGCCACGCGAGTTGGTTGCGTAGAGCCGCTGAATGACGATGCGGACTTCCAGAAAATCGATGTTCCTTTTGGTTCCGCTACCGACGACAGGAAGGTTGGTCTCCAGGTTGACGTTCAGGTTGACCGTGGATCCAGCGCCGCCGAGGTTCGTCTTGAAAACCTCGCCGGGGTTGTTGCCCTTGTGAATTCGCAGATCGAAATTGCCGATGTTCGGCGTGTAGCTCGAATTCACCAACGGCGTGTCGTTGATGAAGAAGTCCCTTGGCGTGTCGAGACCGACGATCGGCCCCTCCGAGACCGCCAGCACGACCTCCATGATGTCGTCGGAAAACAGCGTATCCGGCTGGGTGTGCTGCTGCTTGGTGGAGCTGCCGAAGAGACCCATTAGCCGACGCTCCCCTCAACAGCCGACACGTTGAAGGACAGGTAGTGGCCACCGACCTTCCTCCGGCCGTAGAGGATCGGAATGCGGGTTCCGATTTCGACCGTGTTCTGCGGCGGTCCGAGGTAGTGGCTCTTCTGCTGCTGCTTGTCGTCCTTGTCCCGCTTCGGTGCAGAGATGAGCTGTAGGATGCCGCCCAGCAGCATCATCGCCCCGACCTTGAGCAGCAGCCCACCCAGGAAGCCAGCAGCGCCGATGGCGAAAGCGGCGGCGATCAGGACGACACCAAGCAGGATCTGGATAAAGCCGCCGCTCTTGCCGCCGTTGAGCTGCGGGAAGACGTGGATGTCCACCATGTCCGTCTCGGAGAACAAGTCCTCGACGGTGCGGCAACCGGCAACCTGGATGCGTTTGTAGCCCTCGATGGCGTTGGGCTTGAAGCCGGGGAGCTGTGTGGTGACGACGCGGAGAGCCTCTCCGACGTTGTCAGCCTCAACCTCAATGACTTCGGGATGGATCTTCTTGAGCGATCCGTGCAGGTGGATCCGACGCAGCATCCTCGGCCCTCAGAACGCGGCCATTCTCGACGAAATACGTCGCAACGCCGTCTGTTCCAACTAAGTAGTGCGTCAACTCCGGATAGTTCAGATAGCTTTGCAAATCCCCCACAGAGAGATTGGATGTGGCATCAGGATGTGTATGCCATGTTGCCACAGCGTCACTGTAGTATTTGACGAGTTCGGCGGCATCGACCTCGAAACCATTCTTTGGGTCGTGGCAGATGTTCTCCAGCTCGACGACCGTGCCGTCCTTGAGCACGAGGCCAACGCGCTCATTCTCCCCGGTCAGGAAGGAAGTCAGCAAGTTTACGTCGCAAAGCATCTGGCAGGCTCTCCAGCAGGTCGAGGGTCTTTTCTTCGGGTTCGTAGGTCACGTCCTTGTGCCGAAGCACCGCCACTGTCGTGTCGCGAAAGAAGCCCCTGTAGGGCTCGGCCCGCGACAGTCCACCGTAGAGGTGGTGCAGGATCAGGCCGTCCTCGACAATGACTGCCGCATGATTTGCAACAGACGACCGGATGGCCATCAGCAGCGCGTCTCCCGGCCTCCAGAACATGGGAAGGCAGTCGAGAGGGCGGAACCCCTCGGCATGAAACAACTCCATGTAGAGGTTCAGACCATTGTCCCAGTGGTCGTCGGGTCGGGCATAGTTGCGAAGCGGGATCCCGAAATTGTCGAGATAGAAGTCGCGTATCAATCCGTAGCAGTCCTTGCTTCCATGCTTGAAAGGACGTCCAAGAAGGTGATCGTACTTCAGCATCGTTGAAAGCTTTCAACCTAGAGAGTGACAAACGGAAAGTCTGGCGGAATGAAAACACGAGCCGGGATCATCAGGTCCGGACCGTCGCTGAGGGCTCTAAGCTCGAACGAGACCGACTGGTCGGCGATCATTTCCTTGACTTTGGAAATGTAGAAATAGGTGTCGTCACTCAAAGCTGTGTTGCTGGTGATGTGCTGCAACAGCACGCGCTTTCGGATCACCGTCGCCTGCTCGAAATACCCCTTGAAGGCATAGCTGTTGAAGATGCCCAAGGGGTTGATCACGGTGAGTGTCGGGCGGCTGCGCTCTGGCTCCGCAGTGCGGCTGACGGTCGAGAACTTGCAACCCAGCGCCTCGTAGGTCTTGCTCTGCCACGTCACGCTCTTGCCGTTCGTGAACCGCACGTAGGTCCCATTCGGAGCGCCCACCAGGAACACCTCGAACAGGTCGACAAGAGCGTCTGAGGTGAGCTTCTGGGCTTCAACAAGCTGTGCGTTGGGAGCTGTCATGGCTGCTGGATCAGATCGATGTTGAAGGCGTCAATGGCGTGCCGGGTGCGGGAGATCGTTGGCTCGTAGATCACCGCGTTGCTGATCCCTTTGACCGGCGGAAGTGGTTTCTGGAACCGCACGGTCTGCACCCCACGGGATGGGTGGGTGTAGGTGAACGTGTCGTACATCCTCACTGACTCATAAAAGTCCTGCAAGAATGCAAAGTTGAATTGAGGTTTGACAGTGCGATCTATTGTTGTGCCGTTGAAGTACCAGTACATCACCGGGAATTCGAGATGGAAAATGAGCTGGTCAGGCCCACGCGGCTTCGATGCAAACTGGTAGCCACGACCGAAGCGCAGAATGATGCTGCTCTCCGGGTATTCATCCGTGACCTTGTGGTAGGGAAAATCAAAATTCGGCATCAAACGTGACCCACTGAAACCTGCTTGACGAGCTGGCGAATGGTGCCCCGGTTCTGAATGTCCTGGGCGACGGTGGCGATGATGTCGCGGGGACTGGGCGGCGGAACCTGCTCAGGCGACACCACCCAGACGTTGACGTTGCTCGGCTTTGGCTGCTTCGGCTGCGGCATCGGGCCGGGTTTCGACACCTTGTTGGGGCCGAGGTTGTTGATCTGATCCAACGTGTCGCGACCCACGGCGTCGACAGCGGTCTTGCGGACCATGTACTCACCCGGCTGAGCCATGATCATTTGGCTATCCCGGTTCGACGCTGCTCCCCCTCCGGCGTAGTGGGGAATCATGCCGCCTCCGGCAAAGCGCATTGCTCCGCCGTTGTAGGAAAAGAGGCCAGAGAACCAGCTCCCAATCCCGCTGAAGAACCCGCCACCGCCTTCAGCCGCAGCTTCACCACCGCCACCACCAAAAAGGTTTCCAAGGCTACCGAAGATCGAATTGCCCTTGCTGTCAGCTCCACCGAAGAGTGCCGCCAGGATCTGCTTGGAGAGGGCCTGGGACACGATCTTCATCATGTCCTGGATGACCGACATGGCGAACTGCTTGAAGGCGTCCTTGGCCTTCATGGTGCCGCTGGCGAGGTTCACGAACAGCGTGGACAAAGAGCTGTCCATCGAACCCAGGGCCTGTCCCCACATGTCGGACATCTGCTCGGTCATGGACTTCCATTCGCCAGTGGCAGTCTTCATGCCGTTGCCCTTGAAGAACTTGTCCGCTCCTGCGGAAAGGGCATTGCCGATGTTGCCGCCGCTTGCCTTCCGGGCCTCAGAGTCAGAGACGATTGCAGACGTCTTTTTGGCCTCTCCGACTTCACGTTCCAGCGCGGCCTTTCGAGCTGTCAAATCAGTCAGCTCCCTTTCCGTGCCGAGACCGCTTTCCGTGATCTGCTTGATCGTCTGGTTGACGGTCGCCAACTCCTGGGTGAGCTTCAACTCACGATCAGCGAAATCGACCTTCTTTTGCTGTGCTTCCAAAGCCTTCTCGACAGACCGGTACTCCTCGGCCGAATAGCCGGAGCGATTTTCATCCATCAGCTCTTTCTGCTTCTTCAGCCGATCGAGTTCCTGCTTGTCCTTGGTTGAGACAGTCTTTCCCGCCGTTGCCGCTCCACCAAGGGCTTCTCTCTCCGCCATCTCGCGGTACTTGGAGCGGATCTCACTGATGCGTTCCTTCTGCTGGTCTGCAGAAAGACCCTGAAACTCGGGGCTCTTTTTCAGGGTCTCGACGGCGCGTTCAGCCATCTGCTTATAGAGATCAAGGATCTCCTTGAGAGTCTTCTGAGCCTCGCCAGGGTCGAACGACTGGGAGAGCAGCTTGCGCTTGCTCTCGATGTTTCGCATGTCGACCTTGTCTTCCTCAGAAGCTTTTTTCTTCAGATTTTCCCAGATCTTGTCAGACACACCTTTCTCAGCGTCTGCCGCCTTCTGGCCGTAGCCGGTTCGACCAGCTTCGGTACGAGCACGAGCCTCTTCAGTGGCGACATCGTTTGTCGTCTTGACGATCTTGCCGCCGTTTTTCGCAACCGACTTGTCGAAGTGACCCATGACCACTTCGAGGAACTGAGAGACCGTCATGTCGAGAGTGCCACCGTTGCCGGTGATGGCCTTGGCCGCAGTGTTGCGATCCCGATAGGCTGGAGCGAGGGTCTCGAACGCACTGGCATTCGGGTTCGCAGAAAAGAGGCGACCAGCTCCGCCTTCCCCCTGCTGCCACAGGGCGTAAAGCTCACGAGGCGTGGCTATCCTTCCGGTCTTGTCGGTAAAGACCTTGCCGAGAATGTCGACGTACTCGACAAAGGCCCGGACCTGATCCTCGACCTTGTTGATGTTTCCACCACGTCCGAACCGATCCCATGTCTGGGGCATGAACTGGAAAAGACCCGTCGCTCCGCTTTTGTTGCGTGCGCTGGGGTCAAAGCCGCTTTCGGCAGCTCCAAAGCCCAGCGCAACTCCGGCTAGGTCTTCACGGCGCAGGCCACGAAGCGCATCGACGATCTGTCCGGCAACCGTGCCTTTGTCGATCACGCCGGGCACGAGGTTGTAGCCTTCGGGGGTTTTCGACACGCTTCGGCGAACGTCGATCTCACCTTGGCGCTCCAGGATCTGGATGCCCTTCTCGATCAACGCCTCGATCGCGCTCTTGAGCTTCTTGGCCTTTTCCTCGGTCGTGCGCGGGTCGTTCAGCTCCTTCTGCATCGACGCTATCTGCTTATCGATCTCGGCACGCTGAGCGGCCAGCATCCGGTCTTCAGCAGCGAGGGACTGATCGATGCGGCGCTTCTCGATCTCGTTGCGCTTTTCCAGATAGTCTAGTTCACGGCGGATCGAGGCATCCGCGTTTTCCTGCACCGCCAGCTCTTGCTCAGCGCTGAGCTTGCGGGGAAGCCCCATCTCGAACCTGAGGGTCGATGCGGAGTTGGCAGCCATCTCTTTCAGGATCTGCTGAATTCGCTGATCGACGGCATCGAAAATTGCCTTGTCTGTCGTGGTCTGCAGAATCCGCATATTCTGCTGCAGCTCACGGTCCAGCCTGGACTTCTGCTGACGATTGGCAAGCAAACCTTCACTGATTTCCGTCTTCTTGAGGTCGATAGCTCCAGTAACGCCATCGGCAAGGGCCTTGAGCTGTGCAGTCAAGGCATCGAATGCACGTCGAATGACCTCTTCGTTAACTCCAGACTTCTTCAACTCGTCGGTGTAGGTGTTCAGTTCTTTTGTTACTGCTTCAACTTCCTGTGCCACGCTCGCGCGAAGGTCACGGATTGCATTCGCCTTTTGACCAGCCGAAAGGTTCTCGTTGGAGAGAATGACGCGCTCTCCGGAGGTGACCTGTCCAAACAACTCGTCACGACGAGCAATCAGACCCTTGTAGGTCGCACCGTCCTGGATGGTAGAAGCGCGTCCGGCAAGGCTGGCCTCTTCCCGCTGGCGAATGTTGCCCTGCAGGTTCGTGGCCCGGCTGACGAAATCTCCCAGCTCCTTGATGAGGGCAGTGATCAGGACTTCGGCCTGACGAAGGCGGTCCAGCTCGGCCTGGGTGGGTGCGTCGATGACATCCTTGCGCTCGATGTTGCGGATGTTTCCCTTAACCCTGTCCAGCTCATCGCGCAGAGACGTGAAGTATTTGTTCGACGTTCCCCTGACGTCTCCGATGTTCATGTTGTCAGGGTTCTGCATCATGAAATTCATGATGTCTTCGCCGTTCGTGACACCAAGCCTACCGAACTGCGAGCTGAGGAAAGTCCTACGGTCTCCGCTGAACATGTTTCCGCCAGCAGCAGAAAACAGGTTCTTGACCGTTCCAACCTTGTCTTCAGCCATTTGTTGCTTGAGCAACTTGAACTTGATCTCAAGGTCAATGAGCTGCTGACTGAGGTTTCGGGTCATGTCCTCTTGCATGACGCCGCGCAGGCTCTGAAGAGCCTTGATCAGGCTGTCGACGCTGGTTGAGGTGGCATCAACAGTGAGGCCCCACTGTTCGAATGCCTTCTGGGCCTCGATGATGGCCGTGCGGCGCAGCAGAGGGTCCTCATTGAGTTTGTCCCGGCGGCGGATGATGCTGTCGAGCATGGTCTCAAGGGTCTGCAGCGAGGCCTGTGTCTGGATCTGGCTGGACTGCAGATCGTTGAGGCTCTTCTTCACACGGTCGAGGCGTTCTGCCAGCTTCTCGGCCGCGCTGGATCCGCTCAGCAACACGGCGGCAAGACCAACGGCGGCAAGACCACCACCGACGACCAGGGGGTTGGTGGCGATAGCGGCGAGACCCGTATTCACAAAGGCTAGGGCAGTTCCGGCAGTCCCAAGACCAAAGATCGCAGCACTGAGAACGCTCATGCCACGAGCCAACTGCGAGATAGCGATGGCACCCACTGCAGCCGACGCGCCGAACGCCACGATCTTGTTCACAGACTCGCTTGATCCAAGAGCCGAGAACAGGGCATTTGCACCGTCCGTAGCGCCCTTCATGGCCGTCATGACGGGGCCAAACGCCTTGTCAGCCAATCCGACCATCGTGTTGTTGAGCCGGGTGAAGGACGCCGAAAGGCTCTGGTTGGCTGTCGCTGACCCTTCAGCAGCCGCATTGGTCAACAGCAGACTTTCCTGAAGGCGCTTGACCGTGTCGGTCTGGCCAGCCAGTGCGGAGAAGGCAGAAGCAGCACGCAGGTCAAGGGCACGAAGAGCCTCTGCAGTGCCGAAGCCCTTGCTCCGCAGGTTCTCCAGAACCCCGGTGAAAGTGTTGCCCCGAATGTCGATGTCGCCGAGCTGAATGTTCAGCTCTTTCAGGATGTTCTTCAACTTGTCGCCGGGTGCGGACAGCTCCTGGATGAGCTGCCGGGTGCCGGTGCCGAGTGTCGAACCGCTGCGGATACCGGCCTGTGCGAGACCGCCAATGACCGCCGTCAGTTCGGTGAAGGAGATGTCGCTCTCGCGCGCCACGTTGGCGGCGTACTGGATGCCCAGCGAGAGCTGCTGCATCGTCAGCTTGGTCAGGTTCAGGGCTGCCGTCATGGTATTGGCGACCTCGCCTGCGCGAGACGCCTCCATGTTGTAGGCACCCATGGCGGCAGTGACGACTTCCACCGACTGACCGATGTTCGACCCCGACGCCGTGGCGAGCTGAACAATCGGAGCAAGTGCCGTGGTGACGGCACTGCCGGACAGACCGGTCTGGCCCAGCGTGATGGCGGCTTCCGTCAGATCCTTGATAGAGTAGCGGCTAGATTGCCCCATCTCCAGAATGTTCTTTTTGAAGGTCACCATCTCCAGGTTGGAAGTCTGGGTGATCGCCTGGAACCGCAGCATTGCGTCGTCAAGATCAAGCAAGTTCTTAGTCATGCTAGTCACGGCCAGGACCGCAGCGCCAAGACCACCATAGTCGAAGAAGCGGTCCGCACGATCGCGAAGCAGCTCTCCCTTCCTCAGGCTCTGGTTGGAAAAGCTGCCTTTCTCTTCCTGCTGATTAACACGCGCCTCTTCACGCATCCGGGCGGCTGCCGCCCGGTTGTACTCAGCATCCTGCTTCGCCAGTGTGGCAGTCCGAACGCGCTCAAGATACCTTGCATTCCGCTCGGCATCCTTGGCAGCCTGATATTCGGCGAGCGAGGAATAGCCGCCGTACTGCTGCACGCGCCGGGACTCTCGGTCCTGGATCTGGATGATCGAGGCGTTGCGCGCTTCCGGAGTGCTGTTGCGGAGCTGCTTGGCGTAGGTGGCGATCTTCGTCGAGTTGAGCTGCGCCTCCAGCGCCTCGGCGGTGGCGGTTACGAGGCGCTCTGCAGCCTTGCTCGCGGCCTGCCGGATGCGGGCCTCGATCTGCTTGTTGTTGACGTTGAAGCCCTTGGTGTAGGCCTGGACGGTGAAGTCTGCGAGACTGTCATCGGCAAGTGTCCGGCCGCGTCCGCGAACACTCTCCGTCTGCATGACCTTTGACTTGCGGACCTGCAGAGCTTCGCTTTCCAGCTTGATCTGGTCGCGAAGGTCTTTCAGACGAGCAATGGCGTCCTCGTTGCCCCGCGCTGCCTGAGCACTGATGCTTCGATAGACCTGCTCCAGCCTCCCCGCCGCCCTGACGGCGTCGTTGAGGCCCTGCACCATCTTGTTGATGCCAGAGACTGCGGAAGTGGCATCTGCGCCAATGCCAATTTCGATGTCGTCAGCCACTGGCGTTGATCTCCGCTGCTAGAGCCATAGCGTCATCGACGCTGCTGATGACGTTCCCACTAGCTCGCTTGCTCTCATCGCTCGGGAATAATGCCTTTGCGATCTCAGCGAGACTTTCGGTGAAGGATGAGGCCTTCACCATCTCGTATTCCATACGCAACCGAGTGATAGTCTGTAGATCACGCAGGGAGTGGGACCAGTAAATGTCGATAAGAGCACTGGGCCTTACTCCAAGCGTGAACACGATCATGTCTTCGAAGGTGCGGGACTCAAGCCAACCAGTGAGGACCCGATTGCTTTCAGCTCGTCCTTTCGGTCCTCCATCAGCTTTAGGGAGCTGCGGAGCCTTCGCGTAAAAAAATCGACCACATGCCCTTTCACCCAGTCGAACAGCTTCTCTGCTTCCGTGGTGGTGAGACCAGGGGGGTCGTAATCTTCGAGCTTGACGTTGATCTTTCCGGATGGAGTCCGAGGAACAAACACAGCCGTCACGATGGTGCTGCAGAGTTCCGGATCCGTCTCCAACATCACTGCTCTGTCAGGATCTCCAATGAGCCCCGTAAGGCTGTTCAGAAGCCCGTAGCTCATGAACACGGTTCGTGTCTCTGAGGTACTGTCTGAAGTAAGAACCTGTATTTCGAGTTTGTCTTCCATGGTGCCCTCAAAATAAAACTGCCCTCGCGATATAATCGCGAGGGCAGTCTATCACAAGTAACGACCGAGGGCAGAGCCGCTACTTGAAGATCATCACGGCACGAAGACGTGCATGCGCTGATTGTACTGCGCGTTGTAGCCGGGGTCGGTGGAGATGGGCGAGTAGGGCATGAACTCGAAGGGCAGATTGCCGAAGTTGTCGGCAGCAAAGCGCATCGAGAAGCCCTTGGTCACCTTCACCTTCGGGAAGTGCAGACCAATCGGGCGCTTGTCGGTGGCGAGCGTGCCGAGGATGCGAACCGACAGCGAGACCATGGCGGCGTTCGGGTCGAAGTCGATCTTGTTCAGCTTGCCGACGCGGCCAGCGGTCGTGAACGACATGCCGGTCGGAACGGGCATACCGGTGAAGGTGATCGTGGTGTTCGGCGAGGAGAAAGCCGAGGAAACCACGCGGGCAAGATGAATGACGTCGTCCGTGCCTTCCTGGATGAAGATCCACGAACCGGCGGTGAACGTGGTCGTCAAGTCCGTGGCGACAGTCAGGGTGGTCGCTGCTGCTGCGACGGCAGCAGCCAGAGTGTAGGAGCTGGCGTTGGCCGCGTAGTTGGAGCCCGTGCCGTCGAGCGAGAGGCCGTAGGCGAGGTTCTTGGCGGTGTACTCGTACACTTCCATGCTCACCTTGATGTTCATCGAGTTGACCATGGTCATCACGAGATCGTTCATGATGCCCTGGGTCAGGTCGACGGTGCCGGGATCGGCCTCGACCGCCACGTTCTTCACGAGGCCGATGCTGTTGGCTGCCGTGTTCAGCGTGAGCTGCTCGGACTGGGTTCCCACCAGAACCGTGGCGGTGGAGAAGAAAAACTGGGAAGTCTTTGCGCTGCCGGGCATAGGGATCTCCAAGGCAGGAATGAAACTTGTGCGCTTGCAATATCGGCATCAAATCCCACTTGTTCAACAAGTAGGCTGTTAGCATTAGTGGGATGTCGTGATGCAGAAGAGGACTTTTTCGATCTCAGTTTCAGATGCGATGTACGACATTCTGAAAAAGAGAGCCGAATTCAATCACCGCAGTCTTTCAGCCGAAGTCACATACTTGGTTGAAGTTGGGCTGTCCGAACAAAACCAAGGGACCCGAGATCTCCTACACTTCCTCTATCGAGCAGGAGGAGGGCCGACGCTGGACCTCAAGTCGTCAGAACCAGACGTCCCTTAGCAACAATGTTCTGCATCGCGCGATTTTCAGCTCGCGTGATCGGAGAGACAGAAGTTCCGGCATAGAGCGTGATGTTGCCGATCTTCTGCGCCGTGTCAGCATTCCAAACAGAGAAGTAAGAGCCGGTCTTCAAAGTCCGGTAAAAGAGGTCAGCGTAGCGACTGACGCGAAACAGGTTCGGGTCGTTGTAGCTGGCCACCGAGACGCCAAACATCACGTCATGGACCCTGTCCAGGTCCGTCATGGCGAAGCCGTTCAGACCGATCAGGTCAGTGGGCGGCACATCCTGGATGTCCGAAGCATCATCCCAGTCAATGTACTGAAGTCCGATGCCGGTGGGTGGCGTCAGACTCTGCATAGTGTCGTTGATCAACTTGATGACCGCGATCCGCGAAACGTTGAACATGGGTCAGAACTCGCTTCTCTTGAGGCGGGCGATGTTTTGGCTGAGAGAGCTGTTTGCCACTTCCGGCATGCGGTTCACCAGCCAAAAGCGGGCAAAGGCCCCGACCCATGGACGCTTTGGGCGACGTCCCTTGCCTCGGTTTTCCAGCTTGCGGATGACGTCATCGCGACCGGCGAACAGCGACTCCAGAATGCCGGAGTCATCCACGCCGGTCTTGCCAAGACCCTGGATCTCTCTCGCGAGAGCCGGGTTCTTCTGCGAAAATGACACGGTGATGCGAGCAACCCGTTCCCGCACGGTGCCCTTGTCAGTTCTCTCGTTCTCTGTTCGAAGCACGATGCGAGGATCAAAAAGCTCTTGGTAGGCGTTTCCCAGCTCTCGACCAAGAAAGCCCTTGAGACCTCCTCTTCGGCCTAGAGCCGCACCCTTGCCGACGAAGAAGGTTCTGTTCTTCTTCTGATCCATCCAGCGCTTGGTCAGGGATGGCCAGTCCAAAGCCGCAGCCCGCAAGTCAGCATTCGATGTTCGAATGAACGACTTGAAAGTGGCCGTTCCCGATGTGCGCGCAACCGGGGGAGGGGCGATTTTCAGGGTTCCACGCTCGGGACTTTCCTGACTGGTCGCGAACCTCAGGGCGATCTGGGCAAAGTCATCAAGATCTTGACGGATGTCGTCTTCGATCTTGTCAAGCGATCTGCGAAACGCCGCCTGGATGCGGCCAGAGGCGCGCACCTTGATGACGTCCAGCATGGTTTTCTGAAACGCCTGGACCTGAGGCTCATTCAGCAGCCCGCCCTGGACGTCCGACTGCCGCCCACCGGCTCGCGTATCACCGATGCGGAATTTGACACGGACAATGTCGGGGAGGGTGCTTGACCCTCGGACGGGTGGACCCGGCCTACTGGATTTCGCCACTCCACACCCCGAACACGTTGAAGAGACGACGCACCATGCGACCGTCGATCTTGTCATTGAGCAAGATCGGGGAACCGGTCAGAACCTTGGATCGGTCAAAGCCGACGTGGACAGCGCGATCAACCTCCTCGCGGCCGAAGATTTCGATCGCGCACCAGATCGGACCCAGTTCAACTTCCTGCTCGCTCTTCTTCAAGCCGGTGACGAGGTCGGTCTGCGGAACGGAGCGTGTCCACGAGACGTAGTCGGTCATCACGAACAGCTTGTGCGACCGGGCGTCCCTGCGAATGTCATGGCTGCCGACCAGGAACGGCCTGTTCCAGCGATCAAAGATGACCGTACCGGCGGTGACCGGCTCGTTGACGGCGACGTGGAGCATGTAGCGCCCCTCGGCAAAGGTCGATGCCGATACGCTGCCCTCTTTGAGCGGCTGAATGGTGCCTCGAAACTCGCGACCGTCCTGAGTCTTGAGCCAATCGGAAAACCGCTTGCTGGTCCGCTGAAGCGTGAACACGGCTTACCCCGTGATGACGTCTGTGGGCGATGTGAGAACCAGCAGACTGGGAACAATGGTTTCGGTCGACGCCACTGCGGTGAGAGCCTCAGACCGCTGATTGCGGATAGTGGCTTCCAGCGCGGAAAAGTCCGGAGGTGTGCGGAACCGTTCGCTGCGGAGTTCCCCATTGGCCTGGGTCTGCGTCGTGCGGATAGGCATCGACGGGATGATCGCAAGGGCAGCATCAGCGGCAATGCCCCTGTTGGCCCGGACCTCGCTCATGGTGCCGCTGGCCAGCGCCGTCTCCAGAGCCGCCTGAGTGGCGTCCTCCTCGAAGCGGAAGTAGGCGGCAGTGATGTCGATCTCGGTGTCTTGAAGCTCGTCCTCGTTGAGGCCCAGCAGGGTCCGCACATCGTCGGCCGTGACCGAGTGGTTCAGGAGCGGGATGACGCGGTAGGTCGTGCGGTCAGCGTAGCTCTTGCCGCCGCACTTCCATGTCGTGACGAGAGTGCGCTTCTCGAAGCGGCGGGCAGCATCGATCGTGTGATTGGTGGCCAGCACCTCGATGCTGACGGAACCGACCCCCGCCGCGTTGGCGACGGAGGTCGTGCTTCCAATCTGCACCCCGGCAGTATTGAACAGCCGCCACGATATTGAACTCGCGTCGGCAGAAAGCGTCCCTACCGGGCCGTTGAAGTCCACACGCAGGGTGGCGGCGGTCCCGACAAGAACGTCCATGATCAGCTAACCTTCGAGCCACGCCTTGAGGCAGGCGCAGTCTTCACCGGCTCGGTCTTCTTGACGATGACGAGGGCGTGCATCGACTTGAAAGCCTCGATTGCCAATGTCACTTCGCCAGACGCTTCCAGGGTTTCCACCCAGTCCTCGTCAGTCGCGGTATCGGCAAGCTCGGCCAGAAGAGTCAACCTGCGGTTCTGGATTTCGGCATCAAAAAAACCGCCTGCCGGTACGACAGACGGACGGTGGGCTTGGGCGAGTGTGTTGCTCTCGAAATCGACGAGCTGATAGTCGCCACGAGTTTCAACAAGCAGCTTGGCCATGGAGATCCCTCATGAAAATGGCTCCAGGGCAAAAGCCCTGGAGCCAATGTGGATCACGCGCCGAAGTTGAAGATCGAGCGGGTGTCCGGGAACACAAGGCGGAAGCCCGAGACCTCGGACTTCGTGTAGGTCACCGACTGGTTCATGACCGCGCGCTCCGCCTCGCTGATCAGCGAACCGGCCTCCTGCAGCTCCTCCATGGTGTCGGCCTTGGAGTAGCCCAGGAGCTGGTTGGCCGTCGCCGTCGAGGAGATGGCGAAGTTCACCTGACCCTGGAGGATCGGCACGCCGCCCATCTGGAAGCCAGCGCGGGCCATGTTGGCAGCAGCCGTCATGTCACCGCCGCCGTTCGCCAGCGGAACCGCGAACAGGAGCAGCCACTGGATGTAGGCGTCCCAGTTGCCGACCACCGTGTCCACCGGAGTACCGGCCTGGGCGCGGGCAACGAGCCACGCCAGAAGGTGCTTGTAGGAGAGGACGTTGTTGGTCGCGGTGCCGATCGCCGTGCTGTTGAACGACGACTGGGTGACCACCGGGGCGGCTCCGACGACACCGTCGCCGTTGACCAGCACGCTGGTGCCGACAGCAACCTTGGAGCGCTCCAGCTCGCGGTTGATGCGGTTGGCGTAGGGGGTCAGGATGTCGAGACGGGCACGGCGTGAGAACTCGTAGGAGGTCTTGTAGCCGCCGCCGATCTTCCACATCTTGACGGACTGCTGGGTGGTGCGGATCGACCAGACAGGGATGGTCGCCAGCTCGGCGATCGGACGCATCAGGGTGTAGTCATCCTGGCTGTCGTTGACGATCGTCGTCAGCAGCTCATTCCCGGCGATCGTGCGGGTCTGGGCGACCATCGGAGCAACGACCTCGAACTGGTCCTGCCGGTACTTCCACTGCACCAGATCGTCGATGACCTCGGGGAACATCGCGCGGGTGCCGGGGAAGGTCTGGAAGGTGTCCGAAGCGAGGTCGAGCGTGACGCCACTGTCGAAGTCGTCCTTGAAAGGCAGGCCGAGATACAGCAAAGCTGCCTCGTAGCCGTTCAGGTCGCCAAAGTCGCCACGGCGCTCCGACTTGCGGGGGTCGATGGCGAGGCGCAGGTAGTCACGCAGCTCCAGGCCGTAGTCAGCGGCATTGCTGAGCAGGTTCTGCCCGGCTTCTGCCGAGGCGCTGCGGGACTCGTTCTTGATCCCGGCGAGAAGCGCCTCGGGCGCAACACGCTGGATCGCGGTCAGGGACTTGAGGGGCGCGGTCATGTGTGGGGCTCCTTAGCGCTTGAAGACGACGACCTGGGTGGAGCTGATCTTCTCGACAACGATGTTGTCGGTAGGGTTCGCCGTCCCGGCCTTGACCTCGCCAGAGCCAGCGCCGACGACGGTGTCACCGATGTTGACCGTCGAGCCCGACTTGACCGGGAGGGTGTTGATGAACATCAGGGCGACCGTCCCGAGCACCTGCGAGCTGGAACGGACTTCGACCAGCTCAAGGCGACCGAGTAGAACGTCGCCGTCAGCCGCGAGCTTGGCCTTGTTTGCCGCGCCCGTGTCGAACGACACGGCCTTGCCCTCGTCGGACTTGGTGATGGTCGTGGCAAGGTTCATCGTCACCTCGAAGTCATCGAAGTGAATACCCTTGAGGGTGACGATGTTGTGGAAGGGAAGAGTGGGCATGGGTCAGACCTCTCAGGTTAGCGCCGCTTGAACGCCGAGGCGGCAAGCATCAGGGGAGCTTCCTTGCCGTCTTCGCTGCCGTCAGCGGCCTTCGAGGAGGCAGGAGCGATCGAAAGCTTCGTCGTCTTGACAAGTTCGACGATCTTGTCGGCCTCGGCCGGAGGAGTGCCGGTGGCATCCCCGGTCAGCGCCAGGACATGCTTGGCGATGTCGGAAAGCGCGTTGACAGCCGTGGTGTCGACAGCGGGATCCTTGATCTGGGCCTTCAGGGCCTCGATCTCGGCATCCTTCGTGGCGATGGACGAGGCCGCAGTGGCGAGCTGCTCGGTCAGCGTGGCCTGAGACGCCTTGAGGGCGACCACTTCGGCCTTGCTGTCGGTCAGCTCGGAGATGAGCTTGGTGAGGTCCATGGACAGCTTCTCCAGTTCATTGGACGAGAGCGTGAGGGTCAGGAAGGGAAGGTCACTCCCACTTGCCGCGAGCAGAGCCCCGGTGCGTGGGACGATCCGAGCACCGGGGATTCCTCCCTGGCCGACGAGGCTCATTTCGAACCAGCGGTTCAGATCGTTCATGATGACGTGGGCACCATCGGTGCCCATGACGTGCCCCTGATCGCACGTACCCGTCCAAACGTTGTCGATGGTGGCGGTATCGCCAAGGAAGTTGAACCCGCACATGTTGCAGGTGACCTTGGCTGGCAGCACTGACACGGACACCTGATCGACGGTGCCGTTGTCGACGAGATTGACGATGTCGGAATTGGTCCGGTCGACCCAGAACAGCACGCGAAGCTCGCTGATGCCGTTCGGGGAGTCGATCACCTCGCCGTAGAAGATACGGCCGACCGGGAGGGGTCCTGCGTCGTGCTGGATCTGGAGAGGCAGGCTTTCCTTGCCGACCGCAGCCGCCATCTGCTCCAGGAAGTGCTTGGTGTGCGTCCCACCGACGTACATCGGGTGCTGCTTACGCACCGGGCGGGTGTTGAGGGCGATCGCCTCGTAGATTGCGAGGTTGCTGACGTCGATTTCCGACCCGACTGCAACTTGCAGTCGGCTCTGAATATCTGACGTAATGGCTACCTGCTTCATCGCGCAATGACCCAAGGCTATGGCCTTGCGGAAATAATGGGACGAGGTTCCTGTTTCAAGTAAAGTTCTGTTATATCTTGTGAGTTGTAGTTATTAACTACAGTAAAATGAAGGTGCATTTAAGAATAGACTTCAGGAGCAGCTTCGATCATCGTCTGTGTAGTAGACACGACTCCGTCGTTATCGACGAAGCTCTCTGCAAGCCAGAGAGTTTCGTACTGGTCTATCCAGTAACACTCTCCGGTTTTCGACATGGTCAAAACACTTTGAGTGATACATAACCAGCGGTGACACCGACACCAGCAGTGCTGACTACGGCTCGAACTAATTCAGAGTTGACGTTGTTGACTGTAAGCTGAACCGTTGACGAAGCCACTGCGGTCAGAGCAGTTCCGATGCTGTACCAAGTTGCTCCGTTGTCATCAGACCCTTGGAGCTGAAGAGCCGGAGCCGTGGTGGTAACTGCACCAATGTTGATCGCAAGCTGGACGTTTCGGCATTCCTGAGCCTGAACGTTGGCCGTAGCGGCATTCAAAGTCGTGAGAGACACGGCGCGATCAAGAATGCGCCGCATCGGCAGAATGCCGGTTGCGTTGCCCTGAAGGCGGTTGACGGCACGGGTGAAAGACGGGGTCGTACCGGCAACCGTCTGGACGTAGCGAATGCGGTTGCCCTTGAGGACCAGCTTGGGCGAGCGGTAAATCCCCACCGCAGTGATGCGGGGGAAATGGTAGACGTCAAACCAGTTGGTGGCCGTATCATCACTTTCCTGGATGATCACATCGAGTGTCGGCGTCGTTCCCGACACAGCGGTGACCGGAATGTTCACCTCATACTCGGTGCCAGCGGTCGGAATGATAGCCGCCGTGGTTGTGGTCGTGGTGAGGGCGGCAGAGACGACGTCCGCAATGGTGTTGGGAATGCCAAGCCAGCCCGCCGTCATGGAGGCGAGCGTGGTGCAGGTCGTCAGTGTCGTCAGCGTGCCCGAAGCGACCGTGACCGCAGGAGTGTTCGAAATAGCGACCGGAAGGCTGTCCGAGATGTCGTTCGCGCGCCCCATGTGACGCGCGAAGTCGACCGTAAAGCGGGTCGTGTCGAGCAGCCGGAAGAAGTGAAAGCGAACGTCGGTGGTCGATGCAGGAGCCGTGCTCAGATTCTTGACACGGATGCGGATCTTGTACTCCTTGAGCGGGTCAGGCAGGTTCTGGGTCCGCTTGAAAGCAGCGTTGACAGCCGCGACGGAGTCGATGGCGCGGGTCTGGAAGACCGCCTCTTCCATGTCAGAGTTGATTTCCCACACACCGGCCGGAAGGAAATTGGGGCCTGTGCCAGTGGCGACGGTCGTCGACACAAGAGCCGTCGAGGTCGAAACCAGTTCCGGTGTGCCAAAGCCGCGTGTGATGTAGATGGCAGACGTTGGGACAGTCGAGTCGAACTTGTAGGAAACAACGTTGAGCGCATTGTTCGCGTTTGGAGATGGAAACGTGGCGTCAGTCTCAATGACACCAGACGAGTTGACGCTGACGAGTTCGACAAACACTTCCTGGTTGACGATGCGCTGCGACATCGACAGTCCGAAAGCCAGTTTCACAGGCATCTTGAAAGACTGCCTGGACTGAATGATGGTCTCTTCGTTGATGCCGACGCCAGTGGCGATATTCAGGTAACGAGAACCGGCGGTAGTGCCTGCAACGGTGATAGCAGCGCCTGCACCCTGCTGAACCACCTCCCAAATCGTGGTGTTGTTGAAGCTGAAAAACTCGTCTCGAAACTTATCACGCGAAGTGCCGACGACGCTCTTTTCAAAGGCTGCGTCAAAAGCTGCATCGGCCGGGATGTAGGGACCGTCGTTCGTGCCCGAGAGATCCACCATGCGGTAGGGGATGCCGTCGATCACCTTGGTAACAAGCTGGCTGGGCATCAGTAGCTACTCCGGTTTAGCTCTGGCTGAGATAATGAGAACAGGTTTCTGTTTCAAGAAAACCGCTGTGGTGTCCCGTGAATTGAAGGTAGTAGATCTAAGTTGTTACTTCTTCGGTGCAGAAGGAGCACCGAAACTCTTCTTCGGATTGGCATTAGCGGCTTTTGGATTTGCATCCGGTGACACAGATCGTCCAAGCGGATCAGAGTTGGGGCTGACGTCTGAAACGGTCGGTTTCGGAGTGAGGAAGTTGGTTCCCGATAGGGGAGGGGCGTCTGCGTTTGGCAGACGTCCGTACATTTCCAGGCTGTACTCGGTGTCAGAAATGATGCCGTCAGACAGGTCCTGACGTAGACGAGCAGCTCTAAGCTGCTTCTGTGGTTCCAACTCAAGATCGGGACGCAGCTCCGCAAGTCGGAACTTGACCACAGCGAAACCCTGGAAGCCCTGCTGGTGTAGGCAGAAGCTGAGCAGCTTCTCCCAGAACTCGGCCAACGGCTCATTCAGCTCGTCGGCGAACATCGCTGCCATCCGAGCCTCGACCGAACCCGTGTTCACGCCAGCGGTGCCGCGACCAAGGATCGTCGCCATTGTCTTGAGGGCCGCTTGGTTCTGGGCGTTCAGCGTTTCCATCACGCTGGAGATGTCGATCGCCATGCCGGGGTTGCGATCGTTCAGGATCTTCACCTCGATCGCGTCGGTGTGGATGAGGTCCTGGTTCGTCTGGATGCTGGCGAAAGTCGCCTGCAACTCTGCGAGACGCTCGTTGACCCAGGTCTTCAACTTGTCCGGGTCGAGCTTCACCGAGGCTGGCGCGTTCTCGATGACGACGCTTTCGAGCAGCGTGACGTTGATCCGGGGAAATCCGGTCTTCTGCATGATCCGGTAGAGGTCGTTGATGACCTGCTGCCGGGCTGCGATCGTGTTGATGGCCGCGACGAACGTGCTGTCCGTGTAGATCGTTGTCGGATCCCGCCGGTAGAAGCTGACGAAGAAGGTCGGGACGTCGAGGCTGGTGTTGGTCTGCTGGCCCGAGACGATCTGCGATGGCTTGTATTCGCCGGGCTTCGCCTCGAACCACTCAATCGTGGAGAGGTCCACGTTGCGAACGCCGTCAGGATTTCCGTTCTTGTCGACAACCAGCTCACCGCCGATGCCGCCTCGCAGGAGCAGCATGTATCGAAGGTTCTCGTTGAGCTGGTAGATCGACTGCTTAAACTGAAAACCCTGGGTGTAATCCACCTGCCGGGTGAGGCGCTTGATGATCGCCTGAAGCGACTTCGAGACCTCTGGATCGATCGTCCCCTCAACCGTCTCGGCGTAGGCGAACATCTCGGTGTTCGCCATCGTGAGGTAGCCATTCACCGCAGACGAAATGTCCGGGTCGTTGCGAAAAAGGCTCTTGAGGAGTGCCCTGCTGTCGCTGGATGTCCGGGTGGTGAAGACGTCGGAGAGGTGGTCGCGATACGCCGGAATGGCCAGCTTCTGGGCGGCGTTCGTCGGCTGATAGGTGGTCGTGATCGTGCTGCCGCCGACCTTCGACTTCTTCTTCGGCTGGATGATATTCAGAAGACCGTCGAAGAATGCCACGAGCCCAGCTCACCGCCTAAGCGCTTGTTCAGACCATTTGGCGATAGATCAGCTCCCTGTAAAGCATTGACGCCGAACAGTATGATGTTGCTACGACGTTCAGATTCTGAACTGTAAAGCTGTGCATCACGAAGACGATTTGAGAGAAACATGTAACCCATGGCATGGAAAAAGTGATCTTCTCCTTTGATCTTGTTCCATACCGGTGGAACGTCCGGTTGCTCGATACGGACCATGTCCCTGAGGTGGTTGATCACGACGTTCTGGAGGCTGCCGTAGCCAGCCAGCTTGAACTTTCCGGAGCGGACCCTTGCGACAACCGTGTCGAGCGTCTTGGTTCGATGTGCTGACCAGTGCGTGACGACATCGAACTCGTCCTTCACCTCCTTGAGGGGGGCCGAGTTCGGGGCGGTGGCGTAGTGGATCGGCATGACGATGCCGGGGTGGGCATCGCGAAGCTGCTCGGAGAGCGGGGTGTAGGGGTAACGGTCGATGCAGCCCGACACGATCGTGTATCGGGAGTGAAGCTCGGCCACGCGGTCGAGGATCTTGTTCTGTGGCACCTGCTCGAACAGCACGGTTGTGTCTGCCGTAGCCAGGATCAGGCTGCAGACGATGCCGACGTCGATGCCCAGGAAGCAGGGGACGTAGAATGGGATCTCCGGCACCGCCGGTCCTGTCATCACGGCCCGGATCTCGGTTTCCGACAGCCGGGCGTTGCTGTCGTTGAATGGCTCGCCCAGCACCGTGTTGTGGAAGCCCTTCAGGTTTCCGGCCGCTTGGTAGCGGATGAGCTGCTGAAAGATGTAGGACGGCGTGATGGTGGCGACGGAGGTTGGTCGGACCCGGTAGCCTCGTGAACGTCGTCCCGGATAGGTGGCCACCCACTCGCGCAGGCTGGCGTCGGTGAGATCGAGCGGCTTCGAGCAGTTTCCGCACCGCCAGTGTGCCTTGTCGAAGTCGATCATCGCGATCTCATCCGGGCTCAGCAGCGAGAGGTCGCTCTGGTCCGAGTTGAGACCAGGAAGAGCCAGGAAGCGTGGGGCAAACTCGGGGATCTGGTGCTGTCGGCAACCTGGGCAGCGGTAGAGATACTCGTGCTGGTCCGACACCGAGTAGAGACTGTCGATGCCGTAGCCGTGGAAGGTTGGCGTCGAGAACGCCTGCCTGATCTTGAACCTCGATGCCTGGAGACGGCTCTGGAAAAGGCCAATCATCTGCTGGTCGGTCAGGTCGATCTCGTCGTGGAGCAGCATGTCTGCCGGGATCGAGGTGGCATCACCCTCCGTCGAACCGGTGAAGTATCCGAAGCTGTCTCCGATCTGGTAGAGGCCCTTCTGCCGGATCGGCTTGTCGGTGTTGGGCGGGTTGAAGACCGGTTCGGAGTCGATCAGCGGCTTCGCACGAGTCTGCGAGACGCGGTCTCGCATCGTGTCAGTGGGCATCGTGAAGATCGATGTCACTGCTGTATTGCGACGAAGAAAGCCCAGGTTCTTGCGAAGCTGCACTTCGGTCAGGCCGACCTGCGAGATCTTGATCACGCACAAGTCCGGGTGCATGTCGTCGACAATTCGACGCTGGAATTCGAAACCTTCAAACGAGAATGGCTTCTTCCGATGTCGAGTATTCTTGATGATCCACTCCGACATCGACGTAGTCGAGCTGTCGCTATCAAACCGCGACTCTGCCGTGATGAGGAATTCTCGGAGGTAACTGTTCATGGCGTTGAAAGTGGGGTCAGGTCATCACCAAGTAAAGGAGAGCAGACTCCTTGGGAGCTTTGATTGCGCCCGAGTAGGGGATCAGTCAGGTTGAGTCCCCACATCCTTGAGATCCAAGCATGGCTACCTACCCGAAGCTACCGGATGGCTTTGAAATCCGGCTTCAGGCAGTCTTTTTGGCGTCAAATGGCATCGGAAAGGAGTATTTAGAGGCTCCAGAGTGCCCCTATACCGCAAAAGAGAAGGAATATCTGAGGAAATTACTGTTCCAGGAGGCCAAGATTGAGGCCTCTACGGACTGGATTGACGAGGCTGGCGACCGGTTCGACGTCATGCTTCGAGAGGTGGAGAAGACCATCTCAGAGATGAAAGCCCTGGAAAACGACCTTGTAGGTGCTGAAACCAGCGATCGAGTGGCCGTTTTGAAGGCGAAAACAGCACTTTTGGAGAAGTGGACCTCTCTGAAAGAACGTATTTATACGCTGAAAGAAGTTTCCGAATTCCAGAGCGTGATCTTGGAGACGTTAGACAACGTCTGCAACAAGGATCAGCGCAATGAGTTCATGAAGAGATTGCAGCACTTGCGGTCGGTTGCTGAAACCACCGGAGTGTAATGGGGGACGGAATGGGCGATATTTTCGGGGCAGTTGCGCCGGGATTGTGGGATGCCGGAGTGTCGGTTCTCCCACTGATCGGCAAGCGCCCTGTCGTCAGCGCGTGGACGACATGGGCGAATGAGCTTCCAGACGAGGACACCAGAGCTGCGTGGCTGTCACAATACAGCCGCAACAACGTCGGGGTGGCATGCGGTCGCCAGTCCGGGTTGGTGGGTGTCGACATTGACACGGATGATCCCCGTGTCATTGGCGCTATCGAGCGCATCCTGCCGGTCTCGGGCTACGAGAGGTGGGGCCGCAAGGGCAAGCTGCTGGTCTTTGCCTATTCGGGAGAGTTGTCTTTCACGCTGAAGGACGCTGACGGCAACCAGATCATGGACTTTCTGTCCTCCGGGCGGCAGTTCGTCATTCCACCATCGATCCATCCCGACACCGGGGCGGCGTACCGGTCGTCGTGCGACCTGGAGGCGTGGGTCAGGAGGGGAGGGATCCCTGTCCTGCCACGCGGATGGGAAAGTTTGCTGCGGGAGACGCTGGCTGACGTCGGTGTCAGGACGTCTGCCGTCACCCAGAAGGCGTCCGCTCTGCGCTATGTGGCGTCTGGCGGTCGCGACAACATGCTCGTTCGCCTTGCGGGCACGGCAGCGTGGGAAATTCTGCGCGGGAGCTGCACCTTCTTCGAGGCCATGGGGCATCTGGTCACCTGGGTCGAAGAGCGCACCGAAAAGGTCGCTGGCGACGACGTGACGACCCACAAAGCGGTCGAAAAGCTCGCCGAAATGCTTCGCCGGGACGTTTTGGCGAAGAACAAGGCCCTTCCTGATGGGTGGGACGAGGGTCTTTCCGAAGAGTTGAAGAAGGATCTTGGTCTCGACGAGATCGGCAGACAGCACCGCAAGCTGCCGCCGAACGAGATCGAGGCCGAATTTCTGCGTGAAATCGCCGTCGACAACAACTCCCCCATCGTGATGCGGGCTCTTGAGACAGCTCTGGCCCGCATCGCCATGAACGACGACATGGTCGAGATGGAGCAGACAAGGCTCCTTCGGCTGCTGGTGGAGGGGTCTGGTCGGCGTGTCACTCTCTCTGACGTCCGCAAGAGGCTGAAAAGCCTGCAAGGCGGTGACCGGGAGGGGAACAGTCACGAAGAAATTGCCGCCATGGCTCTTGAGGACCTGGAACAGCGTGGCGAGTTCCGGTTCGACATCGGGAACTTCTGGGAGTGGCACGGCACCCACTGGCAGAAGGTCGGGAGAGAGTGGCTTGAGAACTTCGTTTCCGAGAACTACGGCCGGTTGCCAGCGGCCAAGCGCAAGTCCGACCATGTGGGCATCGTCAAGGTGCTCCAGGGCAAGTGTGAGAAGGCTCTTTGCCTGACCAAGGTGCCCGGCATCAACTTTGCCAATGGGTATTTGACCCAGGACCTTGAGCTTCTTCCTCACGACAAGAACTTTGGGTGCGTCTACGTCCACCCGTACATCTACAACCCGGAAGAAAATGGCCACTGCGTGAAGTGGCTTGAGATGCTGCAGTCATATTGGGGCCAGGAGTCCGACTATGAGCAGCGGGTCGAATGTCTCCAGCAAGCCATGGCTGCCACGCTGTTCGGGGTCGCGGCGACCTACCACCGCGCCTTCCTGTTCTATGGCGAGCCCGGATCCGGAAAGTCGACCATCATGGACGTTGTTCGGGGCCTGATGCCACCGGGGACGTGTTGCGAGGTTAGGCCGGAGGTCTTTGGCGAGAGGTTCGAGCTGGTCGCCATGGCCGGAAAGCTCATGAACCACGTTGCCGAGATGAAGGACACCAAGCGCATCGACGGCGCATTGTTCAAGCAGGTCGTCGAGGGTGCCCCGATCGGGGTCGAGTTCAAGGGCAAGGACAAGTTCACCCTTGAGCCGAAGTGCGCTCACTGGTTCGGGACCAACAAGCTCCCCAAGGTCGACAGTCCTGACGGGGGGTATGACCGGCGGTGGGTCATCTTCGAGTTCCACAAGAAGATCGAGGAGGGGGTTCGCATCCCCCGCTATGCCGAACTGATTGTCGAACTTGAGGCCCCGGCCATCATCGCCTGGGCAGTTCAGGGCATTCGCGGGTTGAGGGCGATGAAGGGCTACGTGATGCCCCCGTCCTCTCAGAGGGCCGTCAACGAGATGGCCCGGAGCGCGGACTCAGTCCGTTTTTACTTCGACCGCTGCCTCGAAGAGGGACACCTGTTGGTGGGGGCAGCGGTCGGTACGAATACCTTCACTTTGGTCGACACCCTCTATTCCGATTACCGGCACTTCTGCAGAAATCGGGCCTTTGTGTCGCCTGTGAACTTGCGCGAATTCACCGAACGCTTTCGGTGGAGGGGTTCCCAGGAGGGAATTCGCGAGAAGGTCGTGGGCGAGACCGGAGAGATAGTCGGGTTCACGTCGATCACACTTGCGGTCAAGAAGGTGGCGTAGAAGTAGACGGTGAGTTCTGGGATCTTGTTCGAAGGTCGATGTTCTGGGACGAAGTTCAGAAGCGGAATCGTAACTCCTAGGGAGCTTGGCCGGGGACCCGTTCCCCGGCCTTTTTGCTAGTGCTAGCACTTGGAAACCGAAAATTTCGGCGGAAGTGAAAGTCGGACTGCAGGACGCGGAAAAAAAATTTCGGGCGGTAAAAGCATCTACCCATGGGTAAAAACCTAGCAATTTCAAGCACTTAGCCCCTTCGGCTTGTCCTGGGCGAAGTAAAAAAACTTTTTTGTTAAGTCTAGTTGGAGTCATCAAAGTATAGGCGCAGGCTATGTGTTCGATATAGCAATGGTGCTGTATCGGAATAATTTCCTAAGTTGAAAGGCTTTCAACCATGCCTCGCAAGTCAAACACCGCTTCCGCCGCTCCGGCCGCTCCGGCCCTGTCCTTCGCCAAAGCATGCGGCTTCGCCAAAGCTAGCGCACTTGCATACGAATCCGCAGCGTTCGGCTTGTCGCTGGCCATGGCGCTTGTGGCCATTGCCCACAAGCGGAACCGGGTTAACGCTGAAGTCGACGACGCACTAAACAAGGTTCTCGAAGCCGCTCCGACGATTGATAAGGCGAGCGCGAGCCGCTATCGCAAGGCGGCGCGCCAGATCGCGGACGGGATGGAAGCCCGTCACCCGGACGTCGTGGCGTCCGTCATCTCGCATGCCGAACCGGACGCCGCCGCAACCACGCTGAAGGCATGGCTTGCGGACCATGGCATGACATCGGCCGTGTCCCTGCAACGTCACGCCGGTTCGCCGCTTTATCGCACTGCGGCACAGATCAAAGCGGCCGATAAGGCGGAAAAGCAGAACGCGAAGGACGCGGCCGAATTGCGCGCCAAGGCGGAAGCGGAAGCGCGGGAAGACGACGCGGACGACGCGGACGACGCGGACGACGCGGACGACGTCCCCGCTCCCGTCCCCGCTCCCGTCCCCGCTCCGGCGGAAGCCTTGGCCAAGGCGGAAACTAGCCTTGCCGATGCAATCGCCCCCGCTCCGGAGGCTTCCGCTCCGGTCAAGTCCGCGCCTATTTCGCAATTGGGCAATGCCTTGACCGCGATTGCCAAGCTGGAAACCGTCGCCGATTGCCAGACCGCGATTGACGCATTGGCGAACCGAATCCGCGAACTGACGGCGGAAGCGGAGCGGATCCGCACGGAAGCGGAAGCGGTCAAGGCGGCGCAAGCGGACGGGCCGAGCATGGCGGAATTCGCGGAAGCGGAAACCGTGCGCGACGTCGCCAAGGCGAAGGCGAGGCGCAAGGCTGTGGCGAAGGTCCAGAACCGGAAAGCCGCCTGATGCTTTCCCCTGATGAATTGCACGCCTTAGGGCTTTGCATCGTGGTGGCGCTTCTATGCGCCACCCTCGCAACCGGCATCTGGCTTGTCATCGTGACGCTACAGGAACGCCGCGCCATGATCCGCCGCCGCCATCGTCGCCGCGCCTTGCGTCGCTTGTGACGCAAGGCGCAACCGGCCGGAGCGCAATCGCTCCGGCCGGTTTCATTTTGTCGGGCTTTTGTACGGTTTCGGACACAAGGGTGCGCCACGCCACACTTGTGTCCGCAAGCGGACATTGCCGCGCGGTGTCGTCCATACCGGCCGGTATCCTACCTGCCGGTAGGGTAGCGATACCGGCAAGTAGGATACCGGACGGTAGCGTAACCTGCCCTCGCGCGCCTACGCGCGCACCCGCCCGCCCACGCAGGCGCGCACCCACGCGCGCACCCGCCCACCCGCCCACCCGCACCCGCGCGCCCGAGCGTGCGTGTGCATGACGTTGAAAGCCTTTCAACCAAAAGGGAAAACCAAATGTTCTTAGTTGGCAAGAGAAATTACCGGGAGCTTTCGGCCGCACAGATGGCCGCAGAGCGCTCCGGGCTGACCATCACCCGCGCCACACCCGAGCCCACGCTCGCACCCATCCGCTCGCCCCGTGCGCCCCGTGTGCATGTGACCGAGCATGGTGTCATCGTCAGCCCCAAGCCCACCCCCGAGCCCGAGTCCGAGCCCAAGCCCAAGCCCACGGTCAAAGCCGGGGCCAGGGTGTTGCGGAGTCTCGCCGACATCGAGGAGGCGGAGGAGGATGCCGAGGTCGCTCGCTACTATCAGGCCATGATGGCCGAACAGAAGCGCCAGATCGAGCACGACACCAAGGTCGCGCTTCGCAACGACTTCTGTCGCAACCTCCCGCCCGAGGTGCCGAAGTCGGTTCCGCTACGCGAGCCAACCATCTCCACGCCACCCAAGTTCCGTTTCATCCGCCCCCGTCCCCGGCGCGAGCGTGGGTGCTGACACGGGCGTGGGCCGGTTGAAAACTTTCAACCGGCCTCGTCTTGGTTGAAAGTTTTCAACCAATAGGGAAGCGTTGAAACCTTTCAACATCGAAGTATAGCTTCGGATATACGCCCACAACGTAGTTCGTTGCTACCTCCTCGCCCACGAGCGCAGTCTAGTGCGTGGGCGAGGAGGTAGCAGTTGCGCCTGCTATCTAGGGAAATAGTCCTATTTTCTCGTTCCTATGAAGGAGTCGGGGGTTGGGCTGTTTCAAATACTCCCATGGAGGTTGCCGTGGTGGTGGCCGGGGAGGGGTGACGACAAGGACGTCGAACATGTGCAATCCGTGGAAGGACAAGATGCGGGAAGAGCGCCGTGAGTGCCAGCGGCAGACTCGTAGGGAGGTACGGCAGTATCTCCTACAGAGATCCAAGCAGACATGGACTGGCGGTCAAAATTCTGGCCGGCCGGGGGGTCCCCGCATCCTCCCAAATCTTGGAACCCCCCTGGGAGTATAAGAAAAAACGCAGCAATTTCAGCGCGTTTTGACCGGGTGATTGGCAACGGAGGCGCAGAAAGCGCCTTCGCTGCTATTTTGTTTCCTGATAGTTTTTAGGGGGAGTAAATTTTTTTATATCACCCACTAAAGAAAAATAATAATATATAGGATATATAAGTAATACTCCTAGATATAAAGCTGTATTATCATAAGCCCAAATCCATTTTTATTTCCTAACCGTTTTCTATCAGTAATTTGAGCGCGAAAAATCCGTGAGATCTCTATGGGAGTTTGACTCCACACTGCGCGAATTTACGCACACTGTGTGAAAACGCTCAGCCCCCCGCCCACGGCCACGGCCACAAGGCCCACGCCCACGCCCACGGCTACGGCCACCTTCATGGCACCTAGCAGCCCCGCAGACGCCCCTCACGGCACCTCAAGCTACCACCCTACCAGGAGGCCCCATGAAATCGCTCCGTGACCTCCTCCGTGGCCGCATCCGCAAAATGTCCGAGTTCATCGAGGAGCCTCTCGGCTTCCCCGACGAGCCCGAGAACCACATCCACTGGATCTGGACGGGTGTCGGCAGTTCTGACCCCTCGCCAACCCCCATGGTCAGTTTCCTCGGCCGCAGAGTGGCCGTCAGGAGGCTCCTGTACGCCTTCCACCACCACCTCTACGACCACACCCCCCTGGTCAGGAGAACCTGCCTCTGCGCGGCCTGTGTGAACCCCCTGCACGCCCACACAGAGACCGGCAGGCCCTCGCAGGTGATCTCGCTCTCCCCTGGCCCCTCCTACCGGCTGGAGGACCTCGTGGACGGCTCCTACGACCCCGCCGAGGACTACTTCCGGGAATTCCGGGACATCGGTGCCTACGCAGGGCAGTCGATCGACGAGATCGCCCGCATGACGGGCCTCAAGCACTCCATCATCGAGGAGTACCTCCCTCAATATCTCCTAAGGAGTTAGTCAGCGCACACCAAGCACCCGCGATATGATCCTCTCAGGTCGTCCATTCAGGGCGTTCCTCCCCCACTAGCCCGCAGGTTCGCCCGATCCTGCGGGCACTTTTCTGGCCAAAAGCTAGGACTAAAATCCGCAATTCTAACCTTTGAAAGCTTTCAACATGCCAAGTAAACCACTCTATCGAGCCCGCCTTCATGAGATCCGGCTCCACCCCGCCCCGCACCTCGTGGTCACGCCGATCGACCCCCATCCAATGGCTCCATCGGCAGAACGGCTCGTCACCAGCCGTCTGCTGAAGGCTGACTTCGTCCGCAACGTCTTCGAGACCCGCAACAGCATCTACAAGGTGATGCCATGACCACGACCTTTCGTGAGATCTACAAAACCAAGCCCGCCTTGCGGCGTCAGTTGCTCACATGGATCGGCCGCAACCCGGACTGGCTCAACGAGCGTCTGTCGCTTTCCCGCAGGATCGCCGCCCTCAGTGACGACGGTGTCGTCGGCATCTCCTACTGGGGCATGGACTGCGACTGCGCATCCTTCAGCAGGGCAACCACGGTCAAAGCCAACGTCATGGCAGTGATCAAGTGGAGCAACGACTTCGAGTCCGGCGCTGAAGGCCCCCAGTCGTGGTGTCTCATCACCCCTGAGGAGGCTGCCGAGACACCCTACGAGTCCCGCGATCTCGCTCTCGAAGCCTTCGAGAACGGTCACCCCCACTACGTCACCTACTAACCTGGAGAACTTCCATGCTTGGCTTAATCAACGAACTGATCCGTGCGTCGAAGAACGGACCTATCGAGACGATCAAGGCGATCCGCGCTCATACGGACCTTCCGCTCAAGGAAGCGAAGGATTTGTACGACCAACTGGCATCGAACTTTGCCGCTTTGGTGAAGCGAAACACCTCCGACACCAAGCACGGCTGGATGGTGACATGGGACGAGACATTCGGTGGCATCCGGAGTTCGCACCACGTCCACTTCGACGACGACGAATACCCGGACGCACTCGAAACCGCCGAGCAGAAGGCCTCAGAGAAGCACGTCGAACTCGTCCGTGTCTCAAGGGTGGTCCTGATCGCCCGCGTCGAGACCAAGCGGATCGTCGAGTTGGTCTGATGGCAGACCCAGCCGTTTTGCAGGTCGAGCTGGGCCTGTGGCTCAGCTCGGCTTTCGTCCCGCACTCCAAGTCTCGCAACGCGGACAAGGACCCCTGCCTCAACTGGCGCGTGACCCTGCACAGGGACAAGCACCCCATCGTGGACGTGGACTACAGCGCAAGATCCGGGCAGTGCCCGGTTTCCAGACTGCTCAAGCCCTTGCCCCAGAAGACACCCTGGGACCGTCGCATCCTCCGTGGCCGGATCAAGGCGGAGTGTGAGACCGGGTTTCCCTCGAAACCGCAGTGGCTCTCCGGTGCCGCCAATCCCGAGGACTGGCACCTCTACCCCCTGGACCGATCCCGGCCAATCAAGCCGAACGACCTCGACGTCATCTACTGCATCCTCCTCGACGCCAGTGTCATCAACCACTCGTCCTTCGAGGACTGGGCATCCGACTTCGGGTACGACCCGGACTCCCGCAAAGCACTCGCCATGTACCACGCATGTATGGCGACAGCTCTCAAGCTCCGCGCTGGTCTGGGTGACAAGATCATCACCCAGCTTCTGAAAGCATTCCAGGACTACTAACCGTTGAAAGGGTTTCAACCATGAACGTTAATGAAAACAAAGACGACGGTGTGCGGCTCGATCTGGCTGATGCACTGCAAATCGTCGTCAATCTCGCTCGTTCAGCGATGGCTGATCGAGACGAAGAGCCAGAAGCCTTTTCCGAACACGATGAGGCTATCCGGATCGTCGAAGATTTCGCGACCAATCACTTTGGTGACGACTGAAAGGGTTTCAACCATGGCACAGACTTCCAAGCGTACCAACGCTGACTTCAAGACCCGGCTCTCGATCTACAACAAGCTGACCGAGGTCACGTCCAAGGTTCCCGACACAGAGTTCATCGAGTTCAACCCCGGCTGGGACGACGAGAACGTCGCCAAGTTCGTGGCTGACTTCATGAACGTGCCGGTGTCGAGCAACACCGTCGCCTATCTGCGAAAGGCCGAGTTCGGGAACCTGAAACCGGCACAGCCTCCGGCTCCGCTCCCCTCCGAGATCCAGCAGCTCCTGCTCAACCTCACCAAGGAGGTCACGGATCTCCGCAATGACGTGCGTGTCTTGCAGGCCAACTACTCGCGCCACAACTCGGAAATCCAGAGCATCCGCCTCGCGGCCTCCGGCCGGTTCCGCGTCTCTTGAGAAAGGATCTCCCAATGACTTGGATTGTCCCCACCCCCCGGACCTTCAGCCCCCAGGACATTGCCGAACTCATGACAACGGCAGTCGAGGGCGGATCGTCCTACTGGTGCCAAAAGATCCGGATCAAGTATCAGGCCTCCGTCGATTACTCCAACCCGGAGACCTACACGCTCCCTGCGAGCACGATCCTGGTCGTCACCCCCGACGATGACGAACCCACCAGCGTGCCCTTCGAGCACATCCAGCGTGGCCTGAACCTCCTCCTCGCCCAGCGCCCCGACTTCACCATGGACTACTACGACGCCGAGGACGCCGACGTGTTCTTCCAGGGTTGGGTGTTCGGGGAGGTGGTCTATGGCTGAACAGCGCTGGCTGGACATCTGCAACACCGCCCAGGCGGCGTGGCTGCACATGCACGAGATCGAGTACGCGAGCTACGGCCCGCTGATTGAGCAGCACGGCCCGCCAGAGACCCGCGACCTCGTGACCAAGTTCTCCATGGTCGTCGATCCGCTCTCGCCCGCCTTCTCCGACCACGTCTGGGACTACGACGTGGTCCCCATTTTCCTCCGTCTCTGGTTTCTCGACGGCATCAGGGACCCCGAAACCCTCAAATCGCGAGCATTACAGTGTCTGTGATCCGATCCTGCCAGTCCCCGGACGGCACCCTCAAGCTCGTGGCTGACGCCAAGATCACGGGCAAGCCTCCCTACTTCTCCTTGGTTGGACGGCTGTTCAAGGATGGACGCCTCGAACAGGCCGGAACCCTCCACCACCTACTGGTGGCCCAGTGGCCTGACCTTGAACCGCTGGCCCAGATCCACCTCTCCAGCTTCGATGGCGTACCGATGCACGCTGTCGAGAACGCCAAGTATTGGGCCGGGTTCTACCCCCAGTTCCAGTCCTTGCACGTCGAGAATTTGAGGTCCCATCTGCGCTTGTTCCACCTCACCTTCGACGAGGTCCGGGCACTCGTGGACACTTGGAGTGTCGAGCCCAACTCCTCGGTCGCCGAGTTTGTCGAAGCCCAGAAGCCACGCTGGATGTCCGAGGCTGCTTTCTGCATACGGACATTCGAACTCACCACGGAGCTGGCAGCATGACCTACAACTACAGGGTCGAACTCAAGGCTTCTCCGTCGTCACCCTGGCATTTCTCCGGCGTGATCGAGAGCAACCGTGAACTCGCCCACAAGGTGTGGGCCGAGATCGTCAAGAACCTGCGCTACCACGACTATCGGCTTGTCCCTATCGCTTATGGGGTGCCCATTGAACGACAGCCCTAAAGCCCAGAACTTTCAGCGCCTATCCTCGAAACGCCTCCAAACCACTTTGGAGGCGTTTCGCATTCTAGGCCACCTCACCAACCGGTACTCCTACGAGTACACGCCCGAGCAGGCCCAGGAGATCGTCGACCAGCTCCAGTCAGCCGTCGACACGCTGCGGGCGGAGTTCGGTCTCCCCGGTCTCCAGACCCCTGGACTGCCGGTCGAAATCCCGGCTCCGGCTCCGCCCCCACCTCGCCAACCTGTTGAAAGCTTTCAACAAAAGTGCCGTCTGCCGGTCTCGTTGGCCCGGCAGCTCGAACTCGCCGACATCGAAGAACCCCAGACCCTGGCCGACATCGTCGCCCTGCAGCGCAGGGTCATCGAGGCCATGCAGGAGAGACTGTCGTGAAGGAATTCATCGCCACCCGTTCTGGCGTGCCCTTCGTCCGGGGAAAGACCCCGCGACAAGCCGCCAAGGCCTTCTTCGAGCGCTACCCGACCAAGCGCAAATGCACGATCGGGGAGGGGACCTTCGATGGTCCCGTGTTCCAGAGCGTCCTGTGCAAGGACCGCGTCTGGCTTGACGTCACCCGCAACCTCATCCCGGAGCTGCCCGATCATGGCTAATCCCCCCATCATCGACGACGGCGAGGGCGAAGAGCCCATCCGTCTCCCCTACAAGTTCGAGATCTGCTCGACCTGCAACGGCCACGGCAAGAACTCACTCCACCTCGGTGCCTACACGGCCGACGAGATGGACGAGGCCGGACCAGAGTTCGAGGAGGACTACTTCGCCGGACGCTACGACCGCGAGTGCGACCCTTGCGGCGGCACCGGCAAGGTCATGGTCGTGGACCGCGACCGCACTCCCCCCGACCTCCTCGCCCGTTGGGACGACATCCAGCGTGACGAGGCCGAGTACCACCGCATGGTCGAAGCCGAGCGGAGGATGGGAGCATGAAGCCCTATCGCCCCCCGCCTGTCCGCTACTCCCCGGTGGCCGTCAACAAGGCTATCGCCGCATCAAACCGATCTGGCCGTCGCATCTCAAAGCGAGAGGCCAAGTTGATCCACGATCTTTTGAAAGGACGATCGAACAATGACCCTCGCTGAATTCAAGGCAGTCACTGTCGACATCAACAGCCCCAACATCGACGTGCTCTTGAGCACCGGCATCTGGCTCGTGAACTGCTTGTGGGAACCCATGCCCCGCGTCCCCCAGGTGGACATCGTCGTCCTCCTGCCGAAGACCGATCGACCCGTCTACGTCCCGCTCCGCAACGTCGTGGCCGTCATGAGGTCCAGGGATGGGTGAGAAGCGCTGGAACGTGCTGAGGACCTACGTCGTCAATGGCGTCGGCGTCACGGCAATGGAGCAGGTCGAGGAGATCGAGGAGGTCCATGACCTCATCGAGGCTGGTCCCGACTGGAACTACCTAGTCGAGGTCAAGATCACGCTCAACCGACACAGCGGAACTCCAGAGGGGGAGTTGCTCCAGTGAACCTCTACGCAATCGACATCAAGATCGCCGCCACCGCCTACGTCAAGGCCAACAGCAAGGACGAGGCCTACAGCCTCGTTTGTGAGTTGAATTCGACATGTCTGGAGCTGAAAGGAGACATCATCTCTGACTTGTCATTCGACAGCGAGGATCTTCCCGACCTCAGCCTGTCCCCAGCCATGACTATTCATGGCCCTTTTACAGCCAACTTGGTCGATCTCGTGCAGGAGGACATCAAATGACAATCCACGCATTCGGAACCTACGGAAGCCTCGAAATCGACCCGGTCACTGGCCGGGTCGTTTCACATGAGGGGGCCGATTACGCCGACATTCACTCGGTCGACCTGAACGAGCGGCGCGACTTCTACCTGCGCCACGGTGTCGACATCGGCTTTCCCCAACCGGACGGGGACATCCTCGACTTCGACCTGATCACCGTGACGGGTCGCCTCGATCCGGCAATCGAAGACTACAGGGGCGAGATCTTGCTCTGCCACTACGGGAGGGAGTTGTGACCCACCCCCTTCTCTCCATCCAGACCGACGCGGAAGCCGCCCGATGGGCGACCGAACAGGTCCAGACCATCGTCGATGTGACCGGTGACTGGCTCACCGAGCACACCGTCGAAGACTTCCGTGAGCAGCCCAAGACCGACCTCGTCTACGGCCAGCTTCTCACCGTCCTCTCCGTCAACAAAGGGAACCTCAGCAAATGATGACCGCCGAACAGCTCAACATCGACACCGAACTGCACGCCTCCCTCATCCGTGTCCTCAAGGGACTTGAGAGCGGGAAGCTCCGTCACGTCCCCGATACAAACGATCCAGACTTCATCAGTCCAAGCCTTTTCAACATGTCTGTCGTGGCCCAGCCCCAGTCTGATCATTGCGGAACTGTCGGCTGTATCGGCGGATGGGCCTACGCCCTCATGAACGGCAAGAAAATCGACGGCATTTGGATTTTCGACAGGGACGATGCCGACAAATTCGTTTCCAACGCCCCAACCGAAGATCTGAAGGAGTTGTTCTATCCAGGCCAAGAGTCTGGCCGAACCTATCGCTGGGAGTACGAGAACATCTCGGCCGAGCAGGCTGCCCAGGCTCTCCGCAATTACCTGACCAACGGGCGTCCCGAGTGGGAAGAAGTCCTCGCTGGGACTGATGCCGACAACTCAGGTGAGTGCTGATGATGCAGCCCATGTTCCTGGTCGTGTGGGTGGATAGCAAGTTGAACGACCACTACCACGCCCACGAAAGCCTGTCAGACGCTCAGGCTCACTATGACGAGCTGCTGGACAGGCACGATCCCCACACAGCCAGCATCGCCGTCGTCATCAAGTCGACCGACTACCCCGAAGTTCCGGTTGTGGTGGTGCCTGGATGATTAGAGTCCACGTCAACCGCAGCGTCGTGGCTGCCAACCGCAAGCACGGCCGAAATGATCCGCCCCTGACCATCCGGCAGGGGCGGAAACGTATCTACGCACACGAGGTCGAACTCACCGGCCCCGTCCGCGTCATCCACCGTCCAGACAAACCCCTGGACTGCGGGGCAAAAGTCTGGATCGAGGCAACAGAAGCGAGGGTAGTCTCTTGAATATCAAGAACATCAATATCGTAACCCGGCTCAACGACGAGATCCAAAGCCTGGAGGATCTCCGGTTAGACGGACAGGCGCTCTCTACTACCATATCCGTGGCTCTCAACGCCTATCCGTCCAAGGACTTCTCCGCTGACCTACGCAAACTCACCTTCGATCACCTGACGGCCGAGATCGAAAAGCGCAAGCTGGCGCTGGAAGCTTTTGGCGTGGTTCTCGACCGGCCAGAACCTCCCCAGCCAACACCGCCCGTCTTTGTCAGCTACGAGATGAGGCCGTGCGTGCTCTGGGAGGGTGAGATCAGGTCATACCAGACCTACGAACTCGCAACCCAGGCAATCGAGGACTTGTATTTCGGCTACGTGGGGGTTGGAGACAGCCGACCTACCGCGTTCTGGACCCTCTACGGCCGAGGCAGTGACGGTCTCGCTCTCGCCATCGGCGACTTCAAGACCGAGCGTGCCACTCGCGAAGTTGCCTATCGCATCACCAAGAACCCGAACTGGCTTTCTCCCGACAGAGGACTGGCGACAGAATGAGCGAGACCTTCTTCATCTCTGACACCCACTTCGGCCACGTCAACATCATCAAATACTGCAAGCGGCCCTTCTCCTCTGTCGATGAGATGGACCGGCACATGATTGAGACGTGGAACTCGGTCGTGAAGCCAAGGGACGTCGTCTACCACCTGGGCGACTTCGCCTTTCACAAGAAGAAGTCCCAGATCCGGGATCTCGTCTCAACCCTGAACGGGACGATCATCCTCATCCAGGGCAACCACGATCACTACGACACCCGCGCGATAATCCAGCCCAACTTCCCAATGGCAGAGCTGACCGACCCGGACACCGGACTGCCGGTCGTTCTCTGCCACTACCCCCTCCGGAGCTGGAACCGTGACCGGCATGGCTCCATCCACCTCTTCGGTCACGTCCACGGCGCGATGACCGGGGAGGGCAACTCGCTCGATGTCGGCGTCGATGCCATCGGCTACCGGCCCCGAACCCTCAAGGAACTGAAGGAGATCCTGAAATGAAGCCCGTACCTGTCATCGAGATCGACGGCCCCGATTGGGTCATCGACGATCTCAAGACTCTCGACGACTGCCACAACGCCCAGCTCGTGCTCACGCAGGCACTCGGCGTCATCGAGGGCCACCTCATCGACCCCGAACGTCAGGACGACGCTGTCTGGCTCCGCAAGGCCCGCATGGCGATGCGGATGAAGAAGCTCGCACTGCAGCTCGTGCAGGCCAAGCGTGGAGAGTTGCGTAGGACTGCCTCCAAGGACTGGGAAACGCGGTTCGTCCACTACGTCCGCTCCAAGCACTTCGTGATCTTCCAGGAGGCTTCGAACGCGATCAGCAACTCCGAGTAGGTTGAAAGCTTTCAACCACTAACCATCCTCGTCTTTATCGAAAAAGGCTCGCCATTGGCGGGCCTTTTCATTTTTGGAGCAACAAATGATACCGAATTACGGAACCTACACCAAGATCACGTCTGAGACGATCAGCCACGGCACGGCTGGCATTCGTGCAACTCCGGTCATGTACTACACTCTCATGTCCGGCATTGCGAAGAACAAGATCAAATACTTCCTTCAGGAGCTGGGGTCCAACGCCTGGGACACCAAGACCAGCTTCGAGGTCTTCCTGCCCACCATCTTCAAGCCGGTGTTCCGGATCCGTGACTGCGGCCCCGGCCTCAGCCACGACGACGTCGTCAACGTCTTCTGCGAGTTCGGCAACTCGACCAAGGACAACGACGCCGACAGCCAGGGTCACCGTGGCCTCGGCTCCAAGAGCCCCTACGGCTACCTGATCAACGGCACCCAGCTCGGCCAGGGCGCTGGCTCCTTCACCGTGCGCTCGTTCTTCGACGGCATGGTGCGGACCTACACCATGGCGATCCAGCCAGACGGCAAGCCCGGCTGGGACCTGATCGACGAGAGCCCGACCGACGAGCCGACCGGCTTGGAGGTGTCGTTCCCGATCCGGCGCGAGGACATCGACAAGGTCCGGTGGGAAGCCCAGTCTGCCTATTGGGGCTTTCGCCCCCGGCCGAAGATTTATCCGGAGATCGACTTCGGTAGCGAGGTCATCGCCGCTTCCGGCGACGGCTGGGTCCAGTACCAGAAGGACACTGTGCCGTTCAGCGGTCCCAGGGTTCGGATGGGCTGCATCCTGTTCCCGGTCGACATGGCGGCTCTCGACATGCCCGACTGGCCATGGCGGCGCGTGCCGATCCTGTTCGACGTGCCTCTGGGCAGCCTCACGCCCACCACGTCGAACGAGGAGCTTGGCTACGACGCCACCACCAAGCAGACGCTGATGGAGACGATCAAGGCCTTCGAGCTGGCCTACGTCGTCGAGCTGCAGGACCACATCGACACGGCCGAGAACTTCTTCGAGGCCTGCGTCCTCTTCCACGACCGAACCAACACGATGCCGAGTGGCGCTGCGAAGCACCTGGAGAGCAAGGTGCTCTACAGGGGCAAGACGCCGATCGTCAGCACCTTCAAGTCCAACCATGACGAGGTCAGCGCCTGCGTCTTCAACAGCGATCAGGACAGCCCCGTCTTCGACCGCTTCTCAGAGGGTCGTGGCAAGGCAAATTGGAGCTGGAGCATCGGCTCCTATGGCGCTGGCATTCGCAGCGTCATCATTCAGACCACAACCAGTCGCTCGTTCGAACGTATCACGGCCCTCAAGCCCCGTCTGACCGGCCGGGTGCTTTGGCTGCGCTGCATCGGCAAGGACAACGACCACGTCGACGCGGTCCTCGGTCGCTTTGGACTGACCCGCACCGACCCGGCGGTGTTCGATCTCGGCAAGGTCAAGCTGCCCAAGATCGCCCGTGAGGGTCGTTCTCGCCTGACCGTCAAGAAGAAGTCGATCTTCGCCAACGGCGAGATCAATGACGTCTCCATCTCTCTCAAGGAAGGCGGCATCTACGTCGTCGACCGGGAGGTCGGCAGCCGCACCCAGATGCGGAACCGGAACTACCTCACCGATCCTAACCACACCTACAACACCAACATGATGCGGGGCCACGTCGGCGAGATCCTGCGGCTGCTCAAGCTGACAGGGTACGTCGACGAAGTCCCGAACGTCATCATTTTCGATGAGACCCCGAAGTTCCAAAAGTGGACGATGTTTGGCCCCTGGCTCAAGCAGATCGTCGAAAGCAAGATGGACTTCGATGCTGTCGCAAGGGGTAAGCGGCAGGCCGACGCTCTCGACCGTAGTGTCGAGAACCTCAAGATGAAGGCTAACCTGTTGGTTCGCAGGAAGCCTATCGACTTCGCAGCCTTTCTCACCAAGGTGATGCTCCACAAGTCTGGCGAAGACAAGTCTGACGAGCGCAATCTCTACAACTACTACTACAAATTCACTGCCGACGCTCGTCAGTTGGTGGAGACGCCCAGCCCCGCACAGGAGTTGGGTGGTGAGTACGAACTCCTCAGGGAGAAGTACAAGCTCCTGCATCGCTTCGTTCAGGAGTTGGGGTACTATAACTCGAACGTCCAGGATCTTGATTACTATCTCGATCTTGAAGCTCGTGCCGCTGAGCACGGTTGAAACCTTTCATCCTTCCGTCAAAACAGGAGACCTACCATGACGAACATCCCGTTCACGATCGCTGACCATTCCATCACGTTCTTCGCCAAGGGCCAGCCCCACCACATCGGCAGGGACAACTCCAACTTCGAGGCGGCGCGTGAGCGCCTCCTCACCTCCACCGCCGACGTCGACCAGCTCATCGGCTGGTGCGACAGCGGCGAGGCTCTGCGGACTGTCAGCCAGGGCCGGTTCGAGGTGACCTACGACTCGGTGCTCTACAAGGGCAACCGGATCGACAACTACTTCACCGAGAAGCTGCTCAAGCTGCAGGCCGAGAATGTGCCGTTCCAGCCGCTGCTCAACGTGCTGGAGAGCCTCTACCGCAATCCGACCAATTCGGCTCGGACCCGTTTCCCCATCTTCGCTCAGGTCAATGACCTGCCGTGGCTGGCAGACGGGCGCATGACCGCTCTCAAGGTCGTGCGGGACGACTTCACCGACGTCTATAGCGGCAAGTTCGACAACTCGATCGGCAAGGTTGTCGAGATCGATCGCGGCGACGTGGACGACAATCCCGACAACACCTGCAGCCACGGTCTCCATCTCGGGGCCTATCGCTACATCCCGAATTTCGGGCTGTGGCAGGACGATCGCCGTGTCGTTCTCTGCGCTTTCTGGCCCGAGGACGTCGTTTCGGTTCCGACCGACTACGACGGCTCAAAGATGCGGGTCTGCAAGTACGAAGTCCTGGAGGAGATTTCCAAGTCGTACATTGATGAGTTCGTCCGCAAGCATCAGAATACTGTGGCGACTTACGACAGCCCCGATGCCGATGTCATTGACACCGGCACGGTTGATGTTGGGTCGGACGACTACGACGACTTCGAATGACACAGGAGAATACAAGATGGGCTTTCAGTTGATTGAACGTGAGGTCAAGCAGTGGACGTTTGTGACCGAGCTGCGGTTCGCCGTGGTTCGCGTCCCGGACGGCATTGCCGGGCGGCTGAAGATGCCGCCCAGCCTCGTCCAGGCTCTCGGCTGGAAGGCGGATGACCGCCTTTCAGTGGCTCGCGGAGACGGCGACGACCAGGGTTGGTACGCCCTGTCGCCTGTGGACGAAAAGCACCGGGCTCGCCTGCGTGTCCAGTCCAACGGCGTCGGCAAGTACACCTCCAGCGTCCTCGTTCCTCCCGGTGTCACCGACCCGATGAAGACCTGGACCCCGGAAGCCCGGATCGAAGGAAGTACCCTTCTCGTCAAGCTGGCCTGAAGCCAGGGCCGGTCGAAAGACCGGCCCTTTCTTTTTCAAAGGGGGATCATCATGGACATGCAGAAATTACTTGATGCGATGAGCGCTACGTCTCGCGTCACCCGTCAGAACTATCATGTGACGCTTGGACAGCTCATCGCCAAACTGGAAATCGCATTTCCGAATGCCGATGTGGTTTTCGATGACGGAACGGCACCATTTCGGCCTCACAGCTATCGTGGCTACTACTCTGATCTGGCTTTCGAGCGCGGGTTCGCGACTACCGTGGCCCCGTTCCTGGACTGCCTCCGGACAATCCTGAACTCCACTTTGGAGGGCTACAAAGGCGGAGATTTCCTCATGGATGAGGGAACTCCCTTGTGGGTCTCAAGCTACGGCTGCGTCGATGAGGTGGCCATTATCGCTGTCGACGTCCAGTTCGACCGGGTGACGCTGATCACCAAGAAGGTTGGAGGCTTTGATGAGGGCTGATGCTCCCGAGTCTGAAGACCTTCGACGCTTTGTCGCCAATGCGATCATGACTTCTCCGGGGCGCAACTGGATCGACTTTGCTGACTCCGCCATCGCGGCCTACCGCAATCACCCCGAGACCCTCGCTGGCGACATTCGTGTCGCCAGCTTGTTTCGACTGCTCTGCTTGTACCGAGAAGCCGTGGCCATCGACGTGACGATGGAAGGTCCCGTTTTCAAAGGCGTGAACGGATCGGCTTTGCGTCGAGCGTGGGAAGCCGAAAAGCAGTTGGGGTTTGGAGGGGAGCCGTCACCATGACCGAACCGACAGACGATCTCCGGCAGGTCATGGCGCAGGCTATTTGCGAAGGGTGGGGCCTAGACGCTGACGTGTTGCGCGACGTTCCGACTGTCCTTCGCGCCGCCGACGCCGCCATCAAGGCCTATGAGCGCCACCGCCCACCTCCCACGGTCGTGCTGACGCGGGAGGAATGGGCAAAGGCCCGATCCATTTTTGTCTCTGGGTTCTGGGACGAGTCTACAGAGTCCCGTGTTCGCGAAGCATTCCCGTGGTTGCGAGTGGAGGGCGAGTGATGGACCGGGCCGCAGACGAGATCCTTCACATGGATGAGCCACAGGAGGATGGAGCATGAAGACGCCGGAGGAAGTCGCACTGACGATCCTGCCGCCGGTCGGGATCCCGTCCATCGACATGGGCTACGATAAGCTGCGCGCTCTCATCGCCGAGACCATCCAGGCCGAGCGGGACGCCGCCCGCATCGCCGCCCTGACGGAGGCGGCAAAGTTAGCCGAAGTGGCGATCCGGTATCATGCCGACTTCCACGGCCCGAGCGGCGCAGCCTGGAACATCTCTTTCATCTTGGACGCGGTCGTTCGGCCGATCAAAAACCTGATCGACAAGGAGCCGACGCCATGACGCGCGAGGAACTGACAACGTGGTTGCGGTCGTTTCAGACGCCCAGCATGGACGCCGCCGCCGACCTGCTCGACCAGCAGGCCGTTCGGATTGCTAAACTGGAGGCCCGTGCAGACGCCGCCGAACGGGAATGGGGGCTGTGCGAGCAACAGCGTGTGAAGGCTTATTGGCGTGGCCGTCGTGACGGCTGGATTGAAGGCCGGGACGCGGCGGCGGAAGCCGTAGAAAGAGCCCCGACCGTTAACGTTCAAGCGCAGAAAGGACCCGGCTGGGAAGTGCTTGTGGCAACGCCAACGGTTCCTTACCCGCAGATGATCCGCGCACTCAACCCGCCGGAGCCGCGATCATGACCACCAAGCCCAGAACCGTCTGGTTTGACGGCGGCTGGCGGTGGCGCGTTCTCAGAACCCACCGCTGTCCGCACTGCGACAAGGTGTTCGCTGATCGCATCGCCGTGAAGCAGCACGTCAAGGCCGTACACGCACAGGAGCATCCCACAGATGAAAGACCGCGATGAACTGCAGCGCGCCTTTGCTGACGCGCAAGCTCGTTACGACGCCATGACGCCGGAACAGCAGCAGGCCATGTGGGAAGCACAGCGCCAGTCATGGCTTCGCAGCATGGCACCTTGCGAGCATGGAGTACGGGATTGGGAAACCTGCCCGGACTGCCGTGAGAGCGCCGCGACGGAAGACGGCTGATGGCAAATCAGATCTCTCCTTCCACGATCAAGAAAATCGTCCACATGGAAGGTCGCCAATTTGGCGGCTACCTCACCCCATCAGAAATTATCGCAATCTCCAAGATTGGTGCGCGATCTGATGGCGGCAGCACGTTCAACTCTCTCGATTATGCAAAGCAGAGAGTCAAACAAGGCAATAGTCGACCGTACTGGTTCTATTTCAACGTGACTGATAAATCGGAACTTCGAAAGAAAATTGACGATTGCCACTGACCCCTAGCAGTCAGTTTTACTGATTAGCTAACCCTAAATCCCCCGACATCAATCCCAAAAGGCTCGCCTCACGGCGGGCCTTTTTGATTCTGGAGTCCTGCGAATGCGCTTCTATTTCACAGCTATGACTCGCAACAAAAAGCTGGGTCCAATGCCCGTTGTCACAGCCTCCAGGGACACTTGCTCACTCAAGTGTTCTCTGTATGATGCAGGTTGTTATGCCTTGACGGGTCCCCTGTGGATTCTCTGGCAGAGCTTGGGGACAATCGGTATCGATTTCAAAGCCCTGCTCCGCCAGATCCGTCTTCTCCGCCGTGGCACCGTCTGGCGCTACGGACAGGCCGGAGACTTGCCCCCAAACCGAAATGACAAGCTGGAACTGGCCAAGGCCAACGCTGGTAGGCCGGTTATCTGCTTTAGCCATGATCGCGACTTCGACACCCTTCGGGAGATGTCGCAGTTGGGGTTCAACGTGAATTTGTCGGCCGACTCTCTGGAGGAGGCCGACGAGTTAGCCGCTACTGGCTTGCCAACAGTGGTGGTCATTGAGTCTCGATACAAGAGACTAAAAATGGAGAGTCTGTCTGAATATCGACAGCGTCTCGGTGGATCTCTCAAGTTGAGAACTCCATCAGGTCGTCCGGTTGCAATTTGTCCTGAGACTTACGTGCCTAGATTGACGTGTCTTGATTGCCAGCTTTGCACCAAACCCAGGACCAGAGACGCTATTATAGCTTTTCCGGCTCATGGGACTCAAAAAGGGGTCGTAGACAAACGCCTTCAGGGAGTTTCGCATGACAGAGAGTACCGACATCAAACCGCTGCTTGAAGCCCTATCTGACGTGAGTGAGGACCTCGCCATTGAATTATTGGCGGGGTTTAGAACCGACGAATTTCATGAGCTTGGAAAATCAATCAAAAGACTAGAGACTGCTGTTAACTTGCTATTAATAAATAAATATCAAATCCCATATTCTGTATCAGAACTAATTAGACTCAATAATGAGTCGCAATCAGATTAACGAACGATATTGTACGAGACTGTTCAGAATTTCACGGGGGAGAAACGTGCAGGAGACCTACGTTAGGTTTTCGAAAATCATACCACGGCTAGGGGTATCCAGGCGGGTTGCCTACTACTGGGCTCGCCACGGTCTTCTTCCCGGAGCCTTTCAGCTTAACGGCGTCTGGCTCTGGGAGGAGGAGGCCTTTCGCCTCTGGCTTGCTCAAAAAAGAGAGAAGGGATGGTCAAACTCTTCACAAGGTCGGAAAGCCCGTACTGGTATGCAGAACTCGATGTCGGTGGAGAAACTCATCGCTTCTCGACACGAGTGCCCGCCAGTCCAGCATTTCGCAAGCGCGCTCGCGAAGTTGCAGACCACAGACGAGAGGAACTCGAAAGAGAAGCCACCAGACGCGACAGCCTTACCCTCATTCAGGCTCTCCATGACTACTTCCAAGACCCGTCGCTGACCATCAAGGACAGCACGGCCAAATTGTACGCCCGCAAAATGGCGATCGTCGTGAACACCCTCGGCAACATTCCGCTGAGTGCTGTCACGCCGGAGCTGGTCCGCACCTATATGAAGGACCGAAGGGCACAGACGTCAGACATCCAGGTGCGCCATGAACTGACAGCCCTGTCAGCCGTGCTGGAATTTGCCGTCGAGAACGAACTTCCGGGAGCCCCGACCCACAACCCGGTTCGGCTCGTGAGCAAGAAGCGCCTAGGAAAAGCTTCGGATCACGCCCGGTTCCTACAGCCTCATGAGGTTCAGAGACTGCTGGACGCAGCGCAAGGCCGTCGCTTCTGGTCAGCCTACATCCGGCTGATCTTGGAGACCGGAATGCGTCATGAAGAGGCCCTCGGCCTGATGTGGTCGGAGGTCGATTTGGAGAAGGGTACGATCAGGCTGTCACGGGAGCGGGACAAGGCAAAAAGAGACCGCCTGATCCCACTCACCACACACAGTCTGAACACACTGGCAGGTATTGCCCGTGACCCACTATCAGAGTACGTCTTCACCAACCCCGGCACACGGACAAGGTACGTATCCATCTATCGAGGCTGGACCGTATTGCGGAAGAGAGCCGGGTTGCCGAAAGCGAGAATTCACGATCTGCGTCATACGTTTGCGTCGTGGGTCCGGCAGCTCGGGATGTCCCGAGAGGACCGGATGTCGATCATGGGTCACACCACGGTCGAGGCCCACGAGCTGTACGCCGCCGGATCCGTGCAAACTCTCAGGGAGTTGTTGGGGAAACACAGTCCCCACTCACTTCTCCCCCAGTCGCGTAAGTTGTAGAGTCTGACTTCAATCAAAGGCTTTGGGAATAGGTTGCAAATTCAACGGCTTGGGTATAAACGGGGTATAGCGCAGTCTGGTAGCGCGGAAGTTTTGGGATTACCACCCCAGCTCCCCCCAAGTCGTTGAAAGCTTTCAACTTTTCCCAGAGCCCACTGTGCATCCTTGGGGCACTGGGTGCTGTTTTGTTCCTCCCATACGCCCCCCCACTTTTCTCGGGGGTTCAATGACCACGAACACTCTCAAGCTGCAGGTGAGAGCGCTCTTCCTGGAAGAGCGCCTGACCCGACCCGAAATCTACGAGCGGCTGTCGCACCGCCTCTCGCAAGCCTCCGTCACCGAGTACATCAAGGAGGCTATCCAGTACGCCAATGAGAGTGGGATTGAAATCCCACGGTCTGGAAAGCGCATTGGTGGTTACACCCCCCGCACCGCCCGCAAGGCCCTGTCTCCCGTCCACCGAGCGGTGGGCGTTCATCTTCTCCGTCACCGAGTGACTCTCGGGATGGAGCGCGGAGAGTTTGCCGACAAGCATGACTTCGCCAACCGCGTCTGGGTTGGCGAGATGGAGGATGGCTTGTTCGACTTCTCACTCTCGCAACTCCTGAAAATCGCAGAAATCACCAACATGAAGCTTGAGGAGCTGACGAAGCCGCTCACATGCAAAGTACAGGTACAGTCGTCGACCTAGTCGAATACTTCATGAACATTCGCATCTATAACCAGATGCCCCAGAATATCAAAAAAGCCGACCTCACAGGTCGGCTTTTTTCATGCGCCTTTGAGAAAGAGCCTTCCGCCTCAACAACGCTACTGCAGCGCTTCTACAACAAGGAGATCGACAATGAGCATCAACGACCTTCAGACCGTAGCTGACACCATCATTGACCTCCAGGTCGAGGTCACGCCGACCCTTGAGCGCATCGAGCACCTCAAGGACGTCCTGCGGGATGCCACGACCAAGGCCGACAAGGCTCTTCGCTTCTCATCCGCCAAGGGCATGGTCGAGACCAAGCGCGGCTCGGTCGCCGAGCTGAAGGGCGAGGAGCCGGTTCTCAACACCGGGGTCTTTGCCACGCTGCCCGAGGAGACCAAGACGATGTTGGTCGAGATCGGCGTCGTATCTCTCAAGGAGGTTTGGTCGAAGAACTCCAAGCCAGCCATTACGGTGAAGCCTGTCACAGAGAAACAGGCGGCGGCATAATGACTGAGCAAATGCACACACTGTCGGACAATGAGCTGAAGCACTTTGTCCGACAGGCAGAACTCACAATACCGAACTTTAGACTGTTGGTCAGAGGTCTGGATGCACTTGCTGAGCTGCGAGTTCGTGCTGAGGAAGAAGCCTTAAAGGACGATTTCTTCGAGGGGGACCGGCAGTGATCGTCCACCACTACGGCATCCATCGCCAGGATGACCTGATCTTCCTTCACGAGGCCGGGGGTGGGGTTTGCCTCACCCCCGGTCTGGAACGGCTGGCGAGCCCGTTCGAAGTCGTCACCACGCGGTTCTGTCCGCACGACTATGCTCGCGGTGGAGATCGGGCAGAGATCCCCGATCATCCCATCGTCCACAAGCTAGGTCCCGCCCTCGATGGCGGTGCCTACTGGGTGCCACCGGAGGCCAGTTCGGTTCTCCGGTACGCTCACCAGATCTGCTCACCAAACCGGCCGGTGTTCTTCATTCCATGGGCTGACCCGATCAGGAGTCTGACCCGCGACCTGAACTGCACCAACGCCGCCCCTCTCATCATCGTCGACTACGCCCTCAAGGACGTGGACGACATCGTGCGCCTGCTCAGCATTCCAAGAGTCAGGACGGTGATCCTCTGTTCGAGGTTTCGCGTCCCCGGTGCTCAGGAGTTGCCCTTCACCCCCTTCGACGCTGACGCCATCCCATGGCCGAACGTCGGACTTTCCTTGCTCGACGCCTACGTCAGGAGCCTGCTTTGAACCTCACAGAACACCTTCATCGTCAGAAGTGCTTCTCGCTTTCTGCCTTCGGACCAGGACCGCGCACGACCGGCGTCGTCGACCACATCCGCAAGGAGCTGGCCGAGATCCGCGCCGTCGAGGGCAAGGATCTCATGGAGTGGATCGACGTCGTGATCCTGGGCTGCGACGGCGCAATGCGCGCCGGTTTCACGCCTGAGGAGATCTCCAGCGATCTGACTCATGGGCTTGTGCCTCTCGGCTTTCTCAACGTCCTGTCCGGTTCGGTTGCCGACACGCAGGACATTGACCTCGTTCACGACATCGAGGCCAACCTGGACGATGTCGTCGTGTGCGACGGCACTGAGCTGCAGCCGTGGACCAGCATCGTCTCCATCGCCCTGCTGAGCGCGATGAAGGAGGGATTTTCTCCCGAGGAGATCATCACCGCCTGGGTCGCCAAGCAGGAGATCAACGAGAAGCGGAATTGGCCGGACTGGCGCACGGTCGATCCGAACAAGGCGATCGAGCATGTTCGAGAGGGGGGTGAGTGATGGGAGTGCCTGATTTCTCCGGCCTCAAATATCCTCTCGCTCTCGGCATGGGATGCTTTGCAGGTTTGGTGGTTAGCCTGCCAGTGGCGGCTGCCTCCTGGTTCTTCGGCTATTCGATGAACATCGCCTACGTGATGTTTCTTTTGGTCGTTGTCGTGATGACCGCCTACGTGCTTTGGCAGGAACGTTGACATGTCCGACTCCCACCCCGGAAAGCCGGGTCACAAGCTCAAGCTGGACAAGATCCAGATCCGTCGACTGCTGAAGCTGCGCCGAGAGGGTCGCACCTACAAGGAGATCGGCCAGCGTTTCGGCGTTGCTCCCGAGACCGCCAAGAACTACGTCACGGGCGTCGAGGCCGGGATCTACGATGTCAGCTAACCAAGAGGTCTACTATCGCTACGTGGATGACTGGACTGGCTACGATAGATCCAACCCGATTGTGACGCTGATCTCCTATCCGGTTCTCAGACACACCCGGTGCGGAGTCTGGATCAGGGTTGGGTTTGCAGAGAAGTTCGTCTTCAGTGACCCTCGCGGTAGGCGGTTTGCCTATGCGGATGAGCAGAAAGCCCTGTTTTCATACCGGATCCGCAAGGAGCGTCAGCACCACCTACTGGTCCATCAGATCGAAGCTACGCGGGTTCGGATGACCCAGATGGGGTTCAGGTCGCCTTGAGTGATTACCTGCTCGATCACTACGGCGACTGCCGCCTCGATCATTGCATCTGCAACGATCCCCGCCACCCCAGCCACATGGGGTGGTTGGGGCGTCGGTGTTCTAACTGGACCCCAGCCGGGGCCACAACGTGGAAGGAACTCCAAGATGAAGCTCGTCGTCGCTATGGCTACCCTTCTGCTGACTCCGACAGCAGTTCAGGCTCAGCAGCTTCCGTCCAACTGGAAGTCCCAGATCCGGGCCTACATCAACGAGAATTTCCATGACCCCCGGTCGGTGCAGGACATGCGTGTCACTGCGCCTTTTGCCGACCGGGCGAATGATCGTCCAGCCACTTCGGTCTGCGTGTCCCTGCGTGCAAGGACCCCGATGGGTGGACTGATGTTGAACAGCTACGACGCCGTCTTTCAGAACACCCGGCTGGTCTATTTTGTCGGTGGATCTCGACACGTCTGCAAGTACCCCGTGGTGGGACCTTTCTGATGGAGGCATTCACCCTCCGGCCTGACCAGATCGAGGATCTCGGCTGGTTCATGGTCAACAAGAAAGGACTGTTCCTTTCAGATCCAGGAACCGGCAAGACCCCGGTTGTCTGCGTCCTACAGCGGTGGCTCTGGGACACGCACGGCGTGGCGACAGTCTGGGTGATGCCGAACTCGCTACGCCAGAAGAACCTGGAAGAGGCCATGCGCTTCGGCGGGTGGTCTGAAGGCGACGTGATCATCGTCGATGAGAACGAGGTGCGGCCCGGAGCACGGGTCTACATCATGGGCTTCACCCGGTTCGTGAAGGTCTGGAAGGACCTGCCGGACACCGTCAAGGCCCTGCACATCGACGAGAGCCACAAGGCGTTCGGTGGACATGAGAGCCAGCGAACGATCGCGATGTGGGACTTCATGAAGAAGCGCGGTGAGTGGTTTGTGCCGATGACGGGCACACTCATCAACGGCAAGCTGGATACCGCCTTCCCGGTCATCCAGGTCATCGAACCTCTCTACTACGGCAGCTACGAGGGCTTCAAGCAGTGCCATCACGTCGTCGACACCTTCACCCTGAAGACCACCGGCTACCGAGATCACCAGATCCTGGGGGAGATTTTCATCCGCCACGGTCGACGTCGACGGTTCACTGACATCCATGGCCCCGAGGCCAAGGTCATGCAGACCGAGTGGATCGACCTGCTGCCGGAACAGGCGGTCGTCTATCACAAGTTCCACGAGGAGGGGGTGCTTGAGCTGGAGCGCTTCTTCATCGAGGGCAAGAACCCCGGCGTGGCTTTCACCCGCGCTCGCCAGATCATGGAGCATCCCAACTGCTTCCCCGATTTGACCGACCCGAAGGCCCCGCCAATCAACATCCTGTCCCCCGGCCAGCGGGCGGGAAAAATCGAGCGTCTCGAATTCCACATCACCGATGCGATCGAGAACGACACACCTCTGGTCATCTTCTCCTCGATGCGGCCCCAGCAGCACGAAATCCTGGCACTGGTCGCCAGCCTTGGGGGCAGGGCCAAGCTGATGAACGGCGAGAACCCGGAAGAGCGCGCCGGGATTGACGCCGACTTCCGAGCCGGTCGCATCAAGATCCTCGTCTGCTCACCAGAAGTCGCCGACACCGGTTTCAACTGGCAATTCTGTGGGCACCAGGAAGTAGGGCACGTCGTCTTTGTGACACTGCACTACGTCGACACGGTCCTCCTTCAGGCCTACCGGCGCTTCATGCGCCAGAAGCGTTCGACTGCTCTTCGCATCACCACGATGCTCTACCGCAAGACGATCGATGAGCACATCTCTCGCATCGTCGCCAAGAAGTCCCGAGAGGCCAAGAAGGTCGATCCGGACAGGGTAGAATTCAGCTTCTGACAAACTCCTAAATAGTTTGTCTCTCAACCTCTATCCTTAGACGGATAGGGGATTAATCTTACATGGCAATCCACAATCCTCATTTGGAGTCTAAAAATGTCTGCATCCAATTCTGCCATCGACGCCGCCATTGCCGCTGCTCAGGCTGCCGCTGCTGCTGCCGCTGCTGCCCCCGCTCCGGCACTGTCCGGGACTGCGTCGGGTTCTCTTCCCACCGTTGCCGCCCCCGGTCGGGCTCGCACGCTTGCTGATGCCGTCGAGGCGGCTCCGCAGTCGGTCGACCTCTACCTCCAGGTCGACTACTCGGGAATGCACATCGACAAGACCCCGGACGTGATCGAGACGATCGACGTCCGCATCGCGTTGGCTGATCTGAAATTTCCCTACTCACTCCGCTACACCTCGGCGGGGCAGACGATCTACCTGAAGTCGATCGACGGCGTTCGCGAGGCTCGTTCCGGTCAGTCCTGGCACGAGTGCATCGCTCGCGCACAGTCCATCGATCCGATGTGCAAGGGCTCCTACGACAGCGTCGAGCTGGTCATGGAGCTGATTTCAGATGTCGATCTGAAGAAGTCCAAGCGCGTTGTCGAGGCTGGCTCGAAGCTTGGCTACACGACCCCCTACACCGGCTATGCGCTGTGCATGGACTGGCTGAAGGCGGCGTTCAAGGAGTTCGGCCCGGCGGGGATCGTGCCGGTTCGTCTCTCGCACATCCCGAAGCAGAAGGGCTCCAACAACTGGGGCGTCATCGGCTTCGAGACGCTGCGTTCCTAATCCACTTCCGTGGGTAGTCGAGGGTGTCGACCGTAGTGCCGCTGCGGTCGGCACCCTCTTCTTTTTGGAGGCACCATGCTCACCCTCATCGACGGTCTTGCCTACATCCGCCGGGCCTTCGAGAAGGACTTCGGCCAGCGGGCACCTCGCCGGATCATCAACGACATGTTGGCGATCCGGCCACCCAAGACAGTGGTCTGGGCTTTCGATCACCCAACCTGTCGCACGCTGAGGCGCAAACTCTACCCCGAATACAAGATGGGCCGATCCAAGCCATCGGAGGATTTCTTTCCGATGGTGCAGCTCATTCGTGACGGGTTGAAGCACACCCCTGCGCTGCAGATCGAAGTGCCGAACTACGAAGCCGACGACATCATCGCCACGTTGGTGAAGCGCTACCCGACGATGCCGATCCGGATCGAGACCATCGATCGCGACCTTGGACAGCTCCTGGTCAATCGGAACGTCACCGTCTCGTTCGAGATGAAGGGCGATCCGCGTTGGACCCGTCTCTACAAGGCGACGGTCGGTGACCCCTCAGACAACATTCCCGGCATCAAGGGATTTGGTCCCAAGTCTTTCGATGCCGTGGACAAGCGGCGGTTGGAGGACTTCGTGGCCTTCGGTCACGGTAGTCCACCGGAGATGTCGACCGCCTGCCTGAGTTGGCTCTCCGAACCGGCCAACACCGCTCTGGTTCGGACCTTCTACCAGATCGTCGGGTTCTACGACGTGCCCGACGCTCAGATCTCAGCCGGGACTGTCGTCGGGGTTTTGAACCCCTACGCGGCCGACGAGCTTCTTTCCCAATTCCTGCACTGAGGTCCACATGCTGATCGACCAACGCAACTGGGCCGAGCAAGGCCCGATCCTGCGCGATTAGATCGCCGCTGCCGACATCATCGGGTTTGACGTTGAGACCCACGACGCTGACCGGCACGAGGGTCTGAACCGGCGCTGCAAGTACCGGGAGGACGGGTCGAAGCCGTCCAACTCAAAGCTGATTTTCGATTTCCGCCGCACGACCCTGTGTGGGGCCAGCTTCTACACCGAGAACATGCCTCACAAAGGCGTCTACCTGAACTTCGGTCACGCCGACTGGCAGAACGCCCTCAAGCCCAGCGACCTGAGGTGGCTGCTCGACGCCCGCAAGGATGGCGCGATGTGGGTGGCGCACAATG